CATTGGCCCGCAGCTTGATCATGCGGATCGCATCGGTCCGGAACTGCGCCCGCTGATAGGTCCGGCGCAGCCAGATCGCATTCAAGTCGTCGGCACTGACAAACCGGCTCTCACCGCACTGATGCGCCATGCGCCGTTCATGACCGGCTGACAGCCCGAGCGCCAGTTCCTCGATCTCGATCATCTCGGCGTTGCACACAGCGCAGAACGCCGGACCGCCCCGGCAATCCAGCGGCGGTGTCAGGTCGGGGATCGGGATGACGATGCCGTGGCGGGTCATCAGTGAAACGGCTTGATGAGCCCCGTCCGCGCGATCAAGGCGTTGAGCTCTTCCAGCTTTTTGACGCGCCGCTCGTACTGCAGCAGCCACTTGATATGGGCAAACCTCACGAGGACGTCCCACGGCAGGCCGTCGCACAGATCGTCGTCGTTTCGCGTCAGGTCGACATCGACGGTGTACTTGTTGGAGATGTTGGGCATGCCGGAAAGCTACGTCGATTCCGACAGAATAGCAAGTGCGGCGGAGAGGTGCGCCATTTCCTCCTTGGGCGTCGCGGACCGCAGCACGTGAAGGAAACCCGGCTACCCGCTCTTGACGATCTCGGCTGTTGTCTGCTTGGGTGCATACCCATCCGCCAAAGGGGACCCTAAACAATTCGCAGATCAATATCAATGGCGGACCGGACGCTACCCCGGCACTGTGGGCCTTCGGCCGTGATCGCCGCCCAACCTTCCCTTGCCTGTAACCGAGACAGTGTGCCGGGCTGTTCCGTCGTGCATGCGGGGGCAGGACAAGTTTCAGGCAACACCCACACGAACGGACAAGGACTCCGATAGTAACCCTCTCGACCATCACATTAAGCGCACGTTCGCTCCCGTGCCGCCGCCATAGAGGGGACCCTAAGCGATTCGCTGGAGCAGATCAAGGATAGATGACCGGCGAGTCTACACAGGGTGCAAGCCCGCAGGTGCGGGGGACCCAATATGGGACCCACAAAAAAATTCCGCCAAAAGGCTCTACCCCCATGCTCATCTAGACACTGGCAGGATAGGCTCATCTAGGCAGTGACAAGGCGCGATGTGGACAGCGTCAACATGCACGCGCACGCATCATCGTATAACCGTCATTATGGAAATTATATTAACGTGATTTAACAATGAGTTAGTATCGGGATACCGCACCGTCACATAACCCATACCATTACTGGTATGCCGCGCAAGGCGTCACGTTTCACGGCCGAGTGTTTCACGTGAAACAACATCGACGTCCACAACGTCGGCATCGATGGCGCGCCGTTGCGCATTGCGCCGCTCACCCATCTCACGGACAAGCTCTTCAATCGTACCACGCACGCGCTGGCGCTGTGCTTCCGTCTCGGCATCAAGATCAGCCTTGCGTAGGCCCGCCTTGCCTTCGACGCGATCAGCGACGGCATTGAATGCCTTGGCATCGCCGAGCAACGCCATTGCTACCTGTGTCTCGGCCATGGCGAGAATGGCTGGCAGCCCGTCGTCATTGGCCAGTGTCATTGGCCGCTCCGTTGGATCATCGCTATCCAGCGGCCCCTTGATTGCCTCTTTCATCATCCGTTGGCGCGCGGCATGACGCTTGATCAATTCGCCCGCCGGCTTGAGTAGGGCGATGGCAACGGCATCGCGGATCGGATGATGCGCGTCAACGAACGTCGACGGATCGCGTTCGAGCGCGGCAAGGCGCTGGCCCTGTCCAGCGTCGTCCGATGTTTCACGTGAGACAGTCGGCACGCGCGGGTTGAAAGAGTCGCTCGGCGACGGCGCCCCGTTCGCGGGGCTATCGCTCGACGGTCCGCGCGGTGCAATGGGTGGATAAACGGCTGGCATCCTGTCCCTTCTCCTTCAAGCCATTATGGACACGTAAAACGCACGCCCGCTTGCATGTCCCTAATGGACCATAATGTCCCTAATGAATCGTCGCTCCAGTATATACATGTGAATCACACTCACACATATCCCTACATGTTAAGGGGATATACATTACGGTGCTGGTAGTGGCATAGCGTCTAAGGTTGGAGATTCATTAGGACCATTGTGGACAGAGTGAACAGCCATATAAACCGGGCACCAATTTGTCCCTATATCCCGTCCCCAATGATTCTGTCCCTTCTCAATTATGTCCGAATTGAGTCATTTCAGCGTCCTAAAAAGGAATATCATCATTATCCGTGCGGCTATCATTTCGCACATTATCTGCTACATTCCGGATTTCGTCCCCAATGCTTTCCACATGAGTCCACACGTTTGGACGGCTTGCCATGCCTTCAACCCGTGTTCTTTTAAGCTCCCAGCCGAGCTTTCGCATAACCGCGCTGATTGCTTTTGTGTTCGCCGTGCCGCGCCCAAGACTGTCCGGATTCAGCTTGAGCCATAGCACGCCAATGCGAACATTGGTGACGATGTTTCCCCAATTCGCACTGTCCGCGAGTGATCCATCCCACGGCGCAGGCGTCTCGTCTTGTCGCCCATGGTATAATCCTCGCTCGGCCAGTCTCGGCTCGATGATCTCTTGCCATGGATGCTCGGCCGTCTCGGCCGCGATCAATTCGGCCTGCTCATCTTCCGGCACGTTCCACCACTTGCCCATCTCCTGACATTCCCATGGTGTCGGGTAATACGGCTCGCCTCGCGCCATCGCCTCGGCCTGTCGCCGCTGCACCGACTCAAGGTCGTTCGGCAAGTGCCGTCGTGGATCGTTGGCAAATCGGTCAATCTGTTCCGGCATGTCATCCTCTGTGACGTTGTGTTCCGCCAATATACACGCTGCGATGTTTCACGTGAAACAGTCCCGGCGGCTGGCCTGCAAAACGGCGCGGTAACGCAACTGTGATCGCTTATACACTTGACGCCCTTTTCGGTGGATAAAAACCAGAACGTTTGCAAACTCGTCATCGTCTGGCACGGACCTACCGGAAAACGCCCGACCCTATCCCACGGTCAGATTTCCGGCCCTAGCGACGATTCTATTTTAGCGGAAATAAAATTGCGCCAATCCAAACCGCCCTAGCGCAGCGCCGGAACAAAGCACGGGCGCGCGTTGCGTATAATCCATGCCGGGCGCAATCCCCGGCATGCGCCGTTCACGCGTTCGTGAGATATCACAGTCTGTTTCCGCCAATTTAATGTTGTGGCAGGATGCCGGATATGGGACAAACGGCTTGCACAATTCCGTGCGTCCAAAGGAGTCGTCCCTTTGCCCATCGCCAATCCCGCCAAAGATCACGCCACCGCGCAGCCATCGCCAACGTACGCGCATCGCTACGTCAAGGCGCGCGATCTCACATGCAATGACCGCGTCATGTTCGCAGGAACGCAAGAAGCCTTTTGGCTCGTTGCCAAGATATCGGCAGTGCGCCGGATGAAATCGCTCGGCGTAGAAGCCATTCAAGTTCGATTCGGGAACGGAGCGACTCGGCTCTTTGTTGCAGACAAGCTGGTTTCTGTTCTCACTGCCACAGGGGAGTCTGACCATGCGTAAATTCGGCATTGAGCTTGAAATGGTCGCCCCGGCCGGCCAGTCACCACTCGCTCATGCGAACGCCACCGTTCGCACCACGGGAATCGAGATGCGTAATAACAGCCATTTCGGTCGCGAGTATGAGGTTTGGCAGGCCAAGCCGGATGGATCGATACAGCCGTATGACCGTGGCGTGGAAGTGGTTTCGCGCATCCTTCCCGGCCGCGAGGAATCCTATAACGAAATCACTCTCGCCGTGGGCGCGCTGGAAACCGCTCGCTTTGGCGTCAATCGGTCGTGTGGCTTTCATGTGCATGTGAACGTCTCGGATTTGCCGATGCGGGTTCGGCAATTGAGCGTCCTGCGCTACGCTCAACTCCAGCCCCAAATCAACGCCATGTTGCCGCCGTCCCGGCGCAACAATAACTTTTGTCAGCCGCTCGGTTCGGCAGTCTTTCAATCGTTGGCTGGGAACATTGACCGGAATCAAGACGGTTTCCCCATCAGCGGGCGCTACAGCGCCACGAACGTGGCGTGGATCAGCGCGCAGGGCGACGATGCGCGTATCGAATTCCGGCAGGCTGCAGCGACATGCAATCCGGGCAAGGTGATCGGCTGGGTTCGCTTCCTGCAGGAGATGATCGACGAAGTGGCGCGCCGTGCCGTTGGCATCACGTTCGGAGCGGTCCCCGTTCCGCCTCCCGTCGCCCCGCCCCGCCCCGTCTTGGTTCCCCAAACCATCGGCGGTCGCGTTCCCACGATGCGCCGTGGCAGTGATGCGGACCGCGCCATGGATCAACTCTGCCAACATGGCGTGATCACGGCTCAATGGGCGCAAGCCAACGGCATTGCTGATAACGTGCTACGCCGCATCATGACGGGTTTCCGCCGGCATGGTGCTGGCTTGATTACCCAGCGCAGCGACGCGGGACCGGTCTATCTGCTGGCCGGCGCGCATGCGTTGCCTATCGCACGCGAGCGCGTGTTCGCCGCGTCCACCGTCACCATGCCAGCCGTTGTGATCCCAACGCCAGCCCCCGCGCCCGTCGTACAGCCGGCCCGCATCATGGCGCGCGATTTCATCGCCTATGACTTCGCGGCCGGATTGAGTGTCGAAACGCTGGCATGGTGCAACGACCGTCGCGATACGTTCCAGTCGTCCGACGAGCCGAACGCGGTGCGCGCCGCTTAGGCGCGCACTTCCCCCCATCAATCCAGAACAGGAGCCGAATATGGCCAACGAAAAGACGCCACAGATTGACGAACAGACGAGCGGACCATCGGACGATTTCATCGGTCCACGCTTGCCCCTTCCCACACCTGACGCCGTGACTATCGCTATCCCGCTGCGCTGGGTGCGCGTGTCGCACAAGACGCCTGACCATATCGCCGCGCGCTATCCTTATGCGGCGTACGGATCGAATCTGGCCCTTGAGCAGATGGCGGGCCGTTGCCCGATGGCCGATCCTGTCGGGGCTGGCACCTTGCGCAGCGCCCGTCTTGTGTTCGCCTATCACTTGGGCATCGTTGAGGATGACGCGGCGACCGTCCCGATTGGCGTGTATCGTCTGACTGCCGCCGACATTGCGACGCTTGACCGGTACGAGGGACTCGGCCGGTCCTATGAACGCTATCTGGTCACTGTCGAATTGAACGGCGAGGCAGTGCGATGCTTTACCTACATCAAGCGGAACAACGAGCCGGAGGCGCCATCCGAACGCTACTATGGCATCTGCCTGCAGGGCTACACGGACTGGCAGATGGATACGCGTCGCTTGCGTCATGCGCGGGACTTCGCCCGGAAGAACCAAAAGGTGAGGCGTTGGTCGACGACGACATACAGCGATAAGCGCTTTGACTTTGACGACTGGTACAAAGCGACGTTTCCGGACCGCATCAACGGCAACGGCACGGCCAGCATGAGGGACGATTTCATCCCCGAAGGCAACGGTACGGCATCGTCCTATCAGGGTCCGCACAAGTCGCTGGTCACGGGCCGCATGTTGAGCGGTAAGCGCCACAACAAGACGGCGAGCGCAAAGCGATACGAGGACATGCGGCCGGATGAAATTCGCGACGCGCTCAACATGGGCGATCCGGCCGGACCGTCAAACGGCCCCTACCCGCCCGGAACGACGTTCACCGGAAAGAACGGCCAGACTTGGATCAAGGATAAGAACAACGTCTGGCGTCGTGCGCCGAAGGGAGAGTGACATGGAAAAGCATATCATTATGCCGGAAAAGGCAACGCCGCTCATTGTGGCTCGAATGATTCGCATCATGGAAGTGAACGATGGGATATACGACGATCCGCGTGTCATGGAATATCTGTACACCGAGATTCGGCGCTTGCTTCATGCGTCAGAACAAATTGATTGATCGACTCACGAAACCGTGACTGGATAATTCCGCCAAAATAACCGACAACAGCGACGGGGCCATTCCGCCCCGCATTGGAGGCAATCATGCCAGCAGAAATCGCTACTTCAACCTGCCAGCGTTGCAATGGGACCGGTGAGTATCACGGCACGCGCCGTGATGGATCGTTTTATGTAGGCGCATGCTTTGGTTGCAACGGTATGCGGCGCGCACGCTATGCGCCGCGTGATCCACGCTATCCCCATGTGCCCCGCATGATCATTTCAGCGCCCACTCTGGCGACCAACGAACGCGGCGACTTGAGCGCGACTCCGGCCGGTCACACGTCGCGTCAGCCCCGCGCGGACCGCAACTGGCATGACTTCGCGACTCGCTACCCGGCCGAGGCGGCTTGGCTGCTGTCTCCTGCGTCGGGCGACTTTGGCCAATCCCTCATCAACGGATGCCGCCGCTATGGCGGCTTAACGCCCCGCCAATTGGCCTCCGTGCAACGCAACGTACGGACACAGCCTGCACCGGCCGTCGTGTCTGGTGGGGCCGAAAACGGGGCCGTCGTCATGACGAATGGGCAAGGCGTTACTGCAATACGGGAGCCAAATGGCCATGTCCGGCCGGCCGCTCCTATCGTGGGCGCGACTCCCGATGGCGTTCCCGTCACCGAGTCGGACGTGCGCAACGGCGCGCAAGTGACGCTTTCATCGATGGTCGACGTCATCCGCACCGAGCGCATGATGGAAACGGCACCGTTCGCATCAGCAGCGGATGCCGGATGCAATATCTTCCTTATCGAGGCAACCAACGTTCGCCGCGCGATGGACGCTGCTGCTGCGAGCGGTCTGCGCAAGGTGCGGCTGGTCTTGGGGGCCGTCACGTTCAAATTGAGCGGCCGGATGTTCAGGAACGGCGGCGCGGGCATGATCCTGTGCTATCGTGAGGGAGCATACAAGGGATACATTGACCGGAACGATCTGTTCCACAAATCGCCAAACGCGATTTTGACCGCGAACGATATTGCTGCATTCCGGGGCTGTGCATCCGATCCGCAGGCCGCCGCGCGCACTCATGGGCAAGATACTGGCCACTGTGCATGTTGCAGACGGTTGCTTACAGACCCCGTGTCTGTTATGTCATCGGTAGGACCGATCTGTGCAAGGCGGTTTGGCTGGGGTAATATGATTCGGACCGCGACAGCATGAGGCAATAATGATTGCGGGACAGACCTTTCATCGTTGGACGACTCTTCGCCCAACGAATGGCGGCAAGCAATGGCTCTGCTGTTGTGATTGTGGGGCTCAAAAAGCCGTTTGGGTCGGGCATCTGCTGCAAGGCAACAGCAAGAGTTGCGGCTGTTTAGTGTCCGAAGTTACGAGCGCACGAAACACGACACACGGCATGGGGAGCAAGGTTGGACACAACGGCGCTCAGCATCCTGTCTATACAGCATGGCTGCGAATGCGTGCTTTTTGCTTCAATCCAAATAATCCGAGTTACAAAAACTATGGAGCGCGCGGCATCAAAGTTTGTCGGCGCTGGCTCAAGTTCTCTAACTTTCGCGACGATATGCTGCCAACGTGGCAAACCGGCCTTTCGATTGGTCGAAAGAACAATGATGGAAATTACACGCCGCGAAACTGCCGATGGGAAACGAACGACCAACAGGCTGCGAACAAGCAAAACACGGTCAGGGTTAAAACTCCCAAAGGCAAGATGACACTTATGGCAGCCGCCGAAGCGTACGGCATTCGACTCGATACCTTGCGCATGCGCCATTGGCGCGGCGATAGAGGTGCAAGATTAGTTAGACCATTGACAATCCCGCTAGAATAATCAACCATCAACGGCCTGCAATCCGACAGGCCATAGGAGCACGCAATGACTTCCCCCACCAATCCCCTCGTGTTCGTCTATGGTAGTCTGAAAAAGGGCTTCCACAATCACTATCCCTTTTTAGCTGAGCGTGACGCGTTGCCCTTGGGCGAAGCTGTCACAGTAGACCCCTATCTCATGTTGAGCGGCGCGGCGTTTCCGTACCTGATTGATCCGGCGTCATTGTCGGCCGACCATGAGGCATGCGTTGCCGATGTTATCGGCAAGGTGAAGGGCGAGCTATACGTGGTCGACCCCGAGACGATGAACATGTTGGACCGATTGGAGGGCCATCCTGATTACTATCGTCGTGTGGAAGTGATGGTGGAGGATGACGGCGAGCAGGCCATGGCATGGGTATACTTCCTGCAACATCCTATCGAGGCAATCCGGCGTTGCCCTGTCGTGATGCCGGACGAATCAGGCACCGTCGAGTGGACGCTGGAGCGAGCCAGCGCGTTCCAGCTTGGCGATATTGAAACAGACGACTTGAGCGAGGAGGGCTAGACCATGGCTACGACGACTGCCGGCTATACGATGGCCGAGATCATTGCGCGGCGACTCTGCCGGGCATCAGCAATCCGAGACGACGTTGCGCGACTTACTGAAATCCAGCCGGATGATGTACGCGTCATGGAAATGCGTTTCTTCGATATGACGCTAACTGATGGTCGCGTCTATCGCGTGCGGGTGTCGGATATCACGCCGGAAGGGGAGTGATATGCCCGACTCCCTGTTCGTCGCCAGCAATGGCCAACGAGTCCTGACTGTGGACGAGCGCGAATTCTCCCTCATCGTTACCGCCTTGGTCGCGTTCGCGCGCAAGGTCCGCCGCGATGCGCGCCAGTCGAAAGCCAAGGGCTTCACTCCCGAGCCGGGGCACGTCGATATCAACGCTGTGCGGGGCAAGCGATTGATCCGCTTGATGGATCGACTAGGAATTGATCGCAAAGGAGGATGATCATGGACATTCAACACTTGCACGAATCCGTATGTGCCAAGGCGCGGGCACATGGATACGCTCCAGAAACGCTACGGCTCCAGATTCGCGCCAATTTCATGTCGTCTCATCCGCCCGTCGCCCATGAATTCGTGGCGTGGTGGTCGTTCCCCCGTCAGCAGGGATGGCACGACTTCCCCGTCATGATGGGCCACGGCACGACCATGGAAGCCGCCATCGAGAGCGCCTACCAACTGATCATCGAGGCTCCGTGATGCTGGCGCTCATCATCGCCGTGGTCTTCGCGCTGATCATGATCGGCATCATCGATTGATCGACAACGAGCAAGGGCCGCATCGGATGATACGGCCCTTGCAGTTTGAGGAACGAACAATTACCGTGGTCGACCTGTGGCGACGGCGCGGTGTAGCGGGGCAAACGCAATACTAGCAGCCGGACCACGGATCGCAACCCCATATTTTGCGAGCGTCGAGGCATGCCGAACACTACCCCTAGCGCTTCAATTGCCTGCACGTTCTTTCGCGATAGCCGTGATAACGTCGGCATCCGCGTCGAGACGACGTGGCAACGATTGATTGAGCGGCTCTCGCGTCACGAGACGGGGACCAAAGACGGTCCGGCTTTGGCCTGTGCAACATTCAACGGCGTGCGGGGCAACGCCAACCTGATCGCGCGGTCCATGATCGCGTTGGATATCGAGTCCAGTCCGACGACGGGTGAAGTCCCTATCAGCTTCGATGCTATGGCCGAATATCTGACCGCCAGACGGGTTCGGGCGATGATGTGGACTACTCATAGCCACACAGCACAGGACCCCCGCTATCGCGTTCTTTTGCCCCTTGCCGCGCCCCTGCCATACGACCAGATGGTCGACCCGTTCCTGTCCGCCGCCGCTGCCGCCCAGCTACGATGCCACGGGGTGAGCGATCCGTCCAAGTTCGGGGCGGCTAGCCTGTTCTACTTGCCGCGTCATCCGGCCGAGGCGGTCTATTGGAAGGCTCAGGAAATCGCCGGTACGCCCATCGACACCGGCATGTTGCTGACCATGGCTACGACGATGGCCGAGCGGGTGGCTCAGGACGAGGCCGAGGTGGCTGCTCGTCGCCGGGTTAACGCCATGCCGCCCGAGATCATGGCCAAAATCGAGGCGTATAACGAGGCGCATCCGATTGCCGAGCGGCTGGCCGCGTACGGCTATCGCCGGGAGGGGATGCGCTGGAAGTCGCCGCTCCAGCATGGTCAGGGAGCGACCGTCATCCTGCCGGACGGCAAGCGCTGGGTGAGCTTCTCGCAATCGGATGCGGACGGTAATGTCGGAGCGTCACCGATGCGGGTGAGTTCGCAATGCAGTGCATGGGGCGATGCGTTTGCCTTGGCGGTGAAATGGGAACACGGTGGCAGCTTCCGCCGCGCGCTCGCCGCACTGCCGGACCGGGAGATGGCTCATGCCGATTAGTTATCAGGCCCATGCGTTCAGCCTTGATCTTCCGATATGTTGCACGCGATGCGGCGTCAGTCGATTCCACAATGTGAACGGAGCCGTGATTGATCTGGATGGGACGCCGTGCCTTCCTCCTGCTCCGGAGTCGTCTGCCCCCCGAATTCATCAATCCGATTTTCCACGTCCGAATTGTCTCGCCGCTCCTCCCATCTGCCGCGATTGTCGCCACGTTGCTCGTCCTATGATGGGCGGACAAGAGACGTGGCTTTGCGCGCGTCCATCAAGCGGTAGCCCGTCGCTGGTTACGGGTGAAATCGAGCCGCTCAACGTGACGTGTGTCAGCGAACGGATCGAGCCCCAAGGGAACAGGATGCATCCAATCTGCGGCCGGAACGGGAATTTTTTCGAGGCGCGAGTTTCAGAGAACCTTGGGCATCTTGCTGCGGACGTCCTGAATAACGCGTCCAACAGATCAGCCAGCGTCTATGGACAGGCCGTGGCATTGCAGAGTCAGTCTCATCCTGTGCAAGACGTTGAGTTGAGGAGTCAGTTGAACAACGCACTGCCGTCCGGCCACACGATCATTGCGAATGCGCCTGCGCAGCAAGGAGCCGTTTACAACATCAATACAGTTGGAATGCAGGCATCTACGTTTGTCGGCAACAGAGTTGAGCCGCAAGGAGCGGGACAGCCCCTCCGACGTCGTCAGCTACGGGCCGCCCCGTCACAACAATACGATGGACCCGAGGCCGAAGACCAATGAAACGCAGAATCGCTTATATGCTGCCGGTGCTCATGTTGGCGATCATCGCCTTGTGCATTCCCGGCGTGCTGCACTGGGCGTGGCGTCTCTGAATGCCCGCGCCATCCGCCGAACAGGTAACGTCGATCCTGAATCGATTGTTCGAGGCCGCGACCGGTGGCTCACGCGAGCCGACCGCTGTCCTGTCGGCCGAAGAGCACCGCGTGTTGCTGGACCTGCACGTTCATGACCCGTTGAGCGCAGGCGTGGTGTTGCAGCAGCTTCGCGAGCATGTACGGGGGCTGGAAGGCTGGCGGGCTCCGGAAGTGCGCGGCATCAACTTCAACATGTACGTCTCCGGGGCGCGCAATCATATCCGCCAGCAGCAGGCGATTGAATCGGCGACCAATGTGGTACGGATCGGAGCGCAACGGGCTGCACGCGGTCGACGTGAACGGACACATGTCGTTCAGGTCGATACGCCGGCCGGCATGTCGCCTCAGCAAATGGTCGAGACGGACAGCGCTCGGCTCATCGCCATCGGCCTGCTCCGCACGCAACGAGGTGGCCGCATCTGGTACGACGATTTCCACAAGCGTTGCTATGCCGATTGGAACGGCACGCATGACGGCTCGATGCAGCCCGCCATGGCGCTCGATGACTCATTGGCCGACAGCATCACGACGTGGCTCCACGAAAGCGACAAGCGCCTGATCAAGATGACCGAAATGCAGGTTCAGCGGCTCATCCAGCATGTGGCCCATTTCGATGTACGCAATGAGCCGCGCGATTGGCTGCTACAACAGCAATGGGATGGTGAGCAGCGTCTTACTTCCTTGTTTCATCGCGGGTTCGGCGCGATGAACACACGGTTCAATCGGGAAGCCGGTCGGTGCTGGATGATCTCGATGGTCGCTCGCATCATGGAGGCAGGCTCCAAGGTCGACACGATGCCCGTGCTGATCGGCGGACAGGGCAAGATGAAGTCGAGCGCGCTGGAGGTGCTGGGCGGTAGCTGGTATCGCGCGGCATCGTCTGGCGTCGATGCCAAAGACTTCCTGCAGGAGCTTCACGGCGCGCTGGTCTTCGAGATTCAGGAGCTTCATTCGATCATTTCCAGCAAGCACGGATCGGCCAAGATCAAGGCGGTGCTGAGCACGCGCATCGATCACTTTCGCGTGCCGTTCGGCCGGCTGGCGGCGGATCACAAACGGACTGCCGTCTTTGCCGGAACGACGAACAACCGCGATTGGCACAACGATGATACGGGCGGCCGGCGCTTCTGGCCGGTCCATGTCGGGCGCATCGATCTAGATTGGCTCCGCGAGCATCGCGGTCAGCTTTTCGCCGAAGCGCTGCACTATTACAATGGACATATCGATGTTCCGGCGCAAATGCCGGCGTCTGAAGTCGCCGATTGACATTTCCGCCAAAATAGACGATCTTCTTCAAATCGATCCAACGAAGGAGCCAATCATGGTCGACATTATCGATACGCGGGACGACAGTCCCTTCCCCAGCGCCAGCATGATGGACTTGGACATGATGCGTGCAGGCAAGGTGCTGCACGGTGCGACCGACGACGAGGCCAACTATGGCCGTCGCATCGAGGGCGTTGGCGAAACCGTCGTGGCGCTGATCTATGGCACCGAGGAACACGACGGGGAGCGGGACAACCTGTGTCGTCGTATCGAGATGATGCACGACGTCTATGAGACGCTGCGCAAGGCTGCGGCGAAAATGGCGGCAGCCGGGCTGGCCGTGGCCGAGGAGCATGAGGTGCTGGCCGCCTTCGTCACGCCGAAGCCGTTCCCGGAGGGCTGATCATGTCGTTCATGATCGAGCGACTCGTCCCGGTCTATTCGGTGGCCAAGGGCGATCAGGTCGTGTGGCGCAAGGTCCGCACGACCAAGGGCGATCAGGTCGTGTGGCGCAAGGTCCGCACGACCAAGGGAGACAAGGCGCTCCAGTGGTCGACATGGTGCGAAGCTCAGGCGTTCGCTGACCTGTTCGTCGACAAGGGCCATAAATCCGAGATGCGTATCGTGGAGGTGTTCAATGTCGAGGCCGGTTGAAGCGAAGATCGTCACCGAGACCAGCCGCCACGGACGAGACGACCATCGCTGCCGGTAGCCGATGTGTTGCGCGATGTGATGCAGGAAGCGCGGGAAGCGGTGGCTCCCCGACCATCGCGTCGTCGGTCGCCGCATCCGGATTAAACTATTTTACCGGAAACGCTATTTTGCCGTTGCAAGCGTTTCCGGATCGTGCCATCTTCCAATCAGCGGCGGACACGGGCGCGTCGCTTGAAAACCAAACGCCCTTAATCAGAGGAACAAGCCAATGACTTTCCGTCACATCTCCTTCCCGATCCAGTTGGGCCGTCCGGTGGACTCCATGATCTTGGGTGCCCGAGCGGCCGTCGCCGACGTGCTGCGCGGCGCGGCCCGCGCTTCGATCTCCCGTGCCGGTGAGGCCGGCGTTGATGCGATGACCTTGGGTCAGCGCCTTGTCATGTCCTACATGACGGCGCAGCGGGCGTCTAAGTTCCTGCGTGGCTATCCGGCCGCCGCCGCCCGGTGGTGCTTCATGGTCGAGCAGCATGCCGGACAACTGTCCGCCGAAGGCTATCCGGCGGCACCGACCGGATCGGTCGGTGGCTACGGCTATGGCTGGTTGACCGTCATGCCGCACCGCGTGGTCCTGCTGAATGCCGGTGGGGTCCGGGCCACGGGCTCACTGCCCGAAGGGCAGGATATCGTCCTTCACGAGGTGCGCGAAGTTCGGGTCGGCAAGACGGTCGATCTCGATAACGTGACGACCTACACTTGCACGGTCATCATGTCGGCCGACACCGGCAACCGTCTCAACGACGACGATCCGGTCAACGGCGAGCCGCAGCCCATCGAGTCGGAAGACCAGTAACAGCAGAGGAGCGGGACCGCCTAACAAGCGGTCCCGCTCCTCTGCTCATCAAAGGGGAATTGCCATGCCTGCGGGCGCAATGAACAAGGCGAACCAGCGTCAGTCCAGCCGACACAAGGGCTATTACACGAGCCAGTTCGACCGGACTCGGGTGAACAAACTCATCACGACGGCGCGGCACATCGTGCGGTTCAACGATACGCGGGCGCTCGACCGGCTCAAGCAAAAGCCGGCTATCGACAAGGCGCGAGCGGCGAAGATCGCCGAGAGCCCGGCCGTCAAGGCATTGCTGGCTAACGCCTGATGCCGATCATGTCCCGATCCGCCCGTGGGGTCATCGCCTTGACCGACGCGATGCTCCGCGTCGAGGAACTGGAACTCCAGTTGAAGGCGGCGACCGACGAAGTAGCGCGACTTGAACAGGTTGAGCTTCCGGCGGCGTTCACCGAAGACGGTGTGAGCGAGCTTGGCGTGCCGGGCTGCCCGAAGGCCCGGCGGGACGTCAGCATCAAGGGCTCGTTTCCGTCACCGTTCGCCGACGTGCCGAACGCGCTGGAACGCTACGAGACGGCCAAGCGGCTGATCATCGAGCTTGGCCACGAGGATTCCCTGCGAGCCATCGTAGAAGCGAACTACGGGTCCGGTGAGAGAGATGCCGCGCTGGAAGCATTCGAGCGTCTGCGAGGAGATAACCGGGCCAGCGTGTCGATTACGGAGACGGTCCATCACAGTACCTTGCAGGCTATTGTCCGGGCAAGGGTCAAGGCGGCGTTGCCGACGCCGGCCGAGGAGCTTGGTTGTGTCGTGATCCGCCGTGTGAAGCTGGCGAGTCAGCCGGTGCGGCGGCCGGCTGTGGCGGAAGAACGGAGCGAGTGATGAGCGCACTGGATGATGTTGCTGCGGAATGTCAGCGCCACGTTGAAGAAGAAGGCTGGACGTCTGATCATGATGATCTTCATGATCAATGGCAGATGCCACGCGCGGCAGCGGCTTATGCGCTGTCCAGTTTCGACGGCAACAGTCTGTGGGCACAATCATTGTGGCCATGGGATTGGATTTGGTGGAAGCCAAAGAGTCCTCGTCGGGATTTAATCCGTGCAGCCTCGTTGCTTATCAAAGAAATCGAACGGCTGGATCGTCTAGCCGAAAAGGCAAAAACACAGGAGACATAAATGCCCGATAACGAACTGACGACTGCAGGGAACACTTCGCCGCTTAGCGTCGAGGACATGGCGTTGATGGTCGAAGGTGCCCGCACCGGCACCGAGACGTTCGACATGCGCCAGATGATCGTGCCGTACCTGAGCATCGTTCAGGGCACGTCCGGTTACGTGAAGCGCGGCCACGCCGGCTTCATCGACTCGGCGCGGGTCGGCGACATCATCGACAACCTGACGCTCCGTCCGATGCAGGAGGCGTTCGTGATCCCGTGCAAATACGAGGATCACGTCACCGAATGGGAAGTGAAGATCGAGCGCGGCGGCGAGAAGCGGTCGCGCGGCAAGCTGGTCAAGCAGTGGTTCACCGACCACAGCAAGTATCAGGCGAGCCAGAAGCGCGGTCGCGACGATGGCGAGGGATTTCCTCGCATCACGACCGAGGGCAACGATATCAACATGGTGCCGACCTATTACTGCCTGCTCTACAACAACGGCAGCGTGCGACCCGTCGTCCTGCCGCTCGCTTCGACGCAGGCCAAGAAGTCCCGGCGCTGGAACGGTCTGATCGATGCCGTCGAATTCGAGGGGCCGAACGGTCCCTTCACCGCTCCGATCTATGCCGTCCTCTACAAGCTGACGACCGTGACCGAGGGCGAGGGCGACAAGACCTATCCCGGCTGGAAGATCGAGCCGGTCGGCCTGACGCTCGCCCAGAAGAACGGCCGGCGATGCTGGGAACGCGCTCAGGAAGTGCGCAAGGCGGTCGAAGATGGCGTGATGCGGATGGCTGCTCCGGTCCGCGACGTGACCGACGAAGGATCGGCGACGACGTCTGCGCCGGATCGTGCGGGCTATGAGCCGCCGCCGCGCCGCGATGATGGAGATGACATACCGTTCTAGGCGATGTGCTGGCCGATTGGGGCGAGCGACCATAAGGTGTGGCGCACATCCACGCCACTCGTCCGATATTTTGACGGTTGTTGGGAGAGACATATGGATTTTGTTCCATTTCCAAAAATCTCGCGATTGTCGCGCGAGGTGATTGTCACTGAAAAGATCGATGGCACTAACGCGTGCATCGCCTTTGACGAAGGTGGAGCGATGTTCGTGGGATCACGCTCTCGATGGATCGGTTTTCACGACGATAATTTCGGCTTTGCTAAGTGGGCATTCGACAATCGTCACGATCTGGCCAAGCTCGGTCCGGGCCGACATTTCGGCGAATGGTGGGGTTCTGGTATCCAGCGTGGCTACGGCCTGCCGAAAGGTGAGAAGAGATTCAGCCTGTTCAATGTCTCTCGTTGGGCAGACGACGCAATACGGCCATCTTGCTGCCACGTGGTGCCAACTATCGGACGATACGCGGCGTTCGAACTATTGGATGTTCGCAATTCAATGCTCACTTTGATGAAAGGCGGTTCTTTCGCTGCGCCCGGCTTCATGAAGCCTGAAGGCATTGTGATCTTCCATGCTCAAGGCAATATTGCGTTCAAAAAGACTTTCGAGAAAGACGACGCCGGCAAGGGGCATGAGTCTGTCGTGTCGGAGCTTACGCCATGACCGTGCGTGGATTGATGTTCCTGTTCTCTCTCATGGCCGCATGCTTGGCCGGCATTTGGATGCTGGCTGAGGCCATGTCGCCAGTGGCGGGGATGTGAGCCATGGAAATGGTCGAAGTCCATTTGCGCGATCCGGATGAAATCGTGCGTGGTCTGCTCAATAAGTACAATGATCTGGGCGTCCAAATCTGCCAAAATTCTCTGGGTCACGATGCTGTGGATTATCCGATGTGGCGCATCGTCAAAATTGTTCACACAGGACGGGAGTACCGGTGATGAGCGTCAAGACGAGTAGGCCCATCTACAAGGCGGCGTTCAACATGCGGATCGATCCCGACGTGTACGAGGCGCTGTCCAAGGAGAACCACGACACGGGCGTCTCGATGACGGCCATCGTCCACGCGGCGCTCCGCAAATACCTCAAGATGGAGAAGGCGAAATGAACCTCCAAGACATTGGCTGGGCTGTAAAGCAAATGCACAACGGCGATGCCGTACGTCGATCAGGATGGAACGGCAAGGGAATGTGGTTGGTGCTTGTCACGGGGCCTGAATGGCGATGCGATTTGGCCAAGGACGCCGGTCGCGCTCCATTCGTCGCCATGAAGACGGCTGACGGCATGTTCGTCCCGTGGCTCTGCTCCCAGACTGATCTGCTCGCCGTGGATTGGGAAACGGCATGAACCTCCTCGCCGCCCTGAAAGCCGTCGCTCCAGCCGTAGGCGACGGCAAGATCGTCCCGCAGCATGCGTATGTGAATCTGGTGATGGCTCAAGACGTGCTGGGCAGCGTGCTGCGCGGCGTGTGTGGCGAAATGTCGGTTGACGCATTTATCGATGAAGTGCCGCCGCATTTTTGTGTCCGCTATGATGCGCTGATGCGTGCCATGGAGCGCGAGAGTGCAACGCTGGCTAAGACGGCGGACGATAGTGGTCTAGTGGTGCGTGCCGGCCGCAGCCGGGTGACGCTCCGGTGTCTGGGGGACAACAGCTTCCCGGCCGGCATGTCGTTCATTCAATCTGGGCCGGCCTATCTTCCCGGCGCGGAATTCAACGACAAGCTCAGGGACTTGTTCAAATTCACTGCGGGTCGTGACGGTCATATCTGGCAGATGGGCGTTCATTTCCGGCGTAATTTTGCCTTCGCCTTCGGGCCGTTCGCGGCGATGTTTACCGCAGACACCTATCCTGTCGATTTCACCATTCCGCCATGGGCCGCCAAGTTCATCTTGTCCCAATCCGAGCCGCCCGAGTTGAAGAACGGCACCAACACATTCCGTGCTGAATGGGAAGGGCTCACCCTGACGTCGACCCGTCTGATCGAGGAAGCTCCGGACGCGGCCTATTCCTTCATCGAGAATCTGCCGTTGCAGGGCGGCGTCCCGGTGCCGGACAACCTCAAGGAGACGGTTGAGCGCGTCAAGTCGTATGGCGTGAAGCGACTGACGTTAGGCAACGGCAAGATCACGCACATGGACGAGAAGCTTGAAATAAAAGAGGAAATCGATCTCGATGTGCCGCGTCGCACATGGGGCGTCGATCAGATGCTCGCCGCGCTGGAATTCGCCGAGACGATTGATCTGTCTGGCGAGCGTGCGATCTGGCACGGTAACGGCTATCATGGCGTGTTTTCCGGGATGAATGGGTGATCAGATGAAAGCCAAGACGATCAAAGCGGTGCTTCGCAAGAAATTGGACGCGTGGCTGGAGACGATAACCGATGAGTCGGTTCGTAAAATGGCCGGCAAGAATGCCATCGTGACTGGCGGCTGCATTAAATTGTGGATCGGATGTTCTAGGGAGGCTTCGATGCGTACGGTTCTGTTCATGGCTGTCGGATTGCTAGCCGGTGCGTGCGCTCCGTCACCTTACGACCCTTACCTGATGCAGCAGAACCAAGCCAATACAGGGGCATGGGGACGGTGGATGATGGACCGCTACAATCCGCCTATCGTCTACACCTACGGCCAGCCCACGGCCCCGGCCGGTCCTCGCTGCTACCACGTCACGGCGGGTGGTGGTTGCGCACATTGGGGGCCATAATGCCAGTGACGATCCGAGCGGTCGGCATGCGTGTCACAGCACGAGCGATCCAGATCGATCTGGATGGCGAGCTTCACTGGCTGCCCAAGTCGCAGATCAATTCGATTGATGGTGAGGGCGCGGTCGATGCTATTGCCGGGTTCTCTGGCGATGTAATCCACGAATTCGTCGTTACGGACTGGATTGCTCAGCAGAAGGGCTTCACCTTGGGCGAGGAGAAATTTATAGCCGCCGAGCTTGGGGATGCACCATTGCCGTCTGGACCCTACTGGTACGTTCGTGGTGATACATCTATCTGCTTCTGTGATTCGCAGCGAGACGCCGAAATTATCGCCGCCGCGCTCAACCTGACGCAAGGCAAAATATGATGCCGGATTTCAAATCTACAGCCGCACGGATCACTGGACCTTGCTCGTGTCATAATTCGTACAAGAGGGGAAACTTGATTGCGCCCGATTGCGTGTTTCATCATTATGCGGATGATATTGAGGAAGCGCTCAAGGAAGCATACGAAGCCGGGTCTGATTTTCTCAAGAGTCTTGATTCTGAGAGCAAATAACCGTGGGGCTGTTCGATGAAGTCCTATCTGGACCTGTTCTACGCCGTGTATCCGGACGACGGAACGGTCAAATCTCCCGGCCTGTCTTTACGCGGCCGGTCGATTGGCGACCACATGACGAGTTGCCCGAGCTTTCCGGTTATGTGGCCCTCGACACCGAAAACAAGGACCCCGGACTCAGTGCCGGCAACGGCTCAAGCTGGGCGCACCAAGGCGTAGGGTTCGGCTGCGGTGTCGCGATCAGTTGGGATGGCGGCAGCTTCTATCTGCCGACGCGGCATAGCGATGGAAATATCGATCCACAACGTGTGTATGGATGGTTGAGCGCACAGGCGCGTAAGCCCGACCTCACGTTCGTCTACGCCAACTGCATGTACGATCTGGGCTGGATGGCACGCGAGGGCGTCAACCTGGTCAATCCGCCGGTCGATGTGCAGGGCATCGCAGCCATCCTCGACGAATTCAAGAACAGCTATTCGCTCGACGCGTTGGGACGTGAGTATCTCGGACGAGGCAAAAGCTCCGCTGCGTTCAAGGCAGCTTGTGCGGCTGGCGGACTGACTGATCCCATGGCTCACATGGACCTTGTGCCGGGCTGGCTAGCCGAAGCCTATGGCACGGACGATGCCGTGTTGACCCGCGATCTGTTCCACCAACTGCTGCCGCTGCTCGAAGCGGAAAACCTGACGGGCATCCATGCGCTTGAGCGGGAATGCTATCTGGTCGGCTTCGATATGAAGCGACAGGGCGTCCGGGTCAACGTCGACAAGGCCGAGCGCTATATGCGCGAATTTGAGAGGAAACGGGATGCAGCGTTGCTGGCAGTTTTTGAGGCAACGGGCGTTCATGTCACAGCGACCGATAATGTGGCGCTGGCGCGGGCGCTCAAAATGGAGAATCCGGGTCTGGTTTTGCCCAAGACGACTCAAGGGCGGGATCAGCTTCGCAAAGAGAATATCGAGAGCCTCAAGTCGCCTGTGGCTGATCTGATCAACGCTGCCCGGCGCTATGACAAGGCCGTCAGCACGTTCTTTCGGGGCTATCTGATCGAATCTTCGGTCAATGGGCGTATCCATGCCGACTTCAATCCGTTGCGTCGTAGCGGCACGGATGACGGCTCTGAGGGCATGCGTGGAGCGACATCGGGGCGGTGGTCGTCGACCAATCCGAACCTGACCAACATCCCGAACCGCGATCCTGAGATTGGTCACGCCATGCGGGACTGTTTCGAGGCCGAGGAAGGCGAGGACTGGGGCAAGCTGGACTATTCTGCTCAGGAGCCACGTCTGGGTGTCCACATCGCCGAACGGCACGGCATCCAAGGTGCCAAGGAGATGGCCGATCAATATCGGGCCAATCCGATGTTCGACATGCATCAAGAAGTTGCCACCAACATGGGAATAAAACGCGGTGCCGCTAAAACAATGGGACTCGGCATCTGGTACGGGCAAGGAGGAGCCGAAACATGCAAGCGTCTTGGGCTGCCGACTGAATGGGTGAAGCTCCGGAATGGCGATATGCTGGAAGTGGCTGGTCCCGAAGGCAAAGAACTACTTCGTCGCCATTTCGAGCGCTTCCCGTTCATCAAGGGACTTCAGACCGAACTGAAGACTGAAGCTGAGCGCACCGGACGGATGCGGACCTTGGGCGGCCGACATGTTCGTTTCCAGAAGTATGGCGACGAGTACGCACGGACGCATAAGGCGTGCAATTCCAAGATTCAGGGCAGCGCTGGCGACCAGATGAAGCGCGCTCAGGTCTTGATGCGTCGCGAGGGCATCATCCCCCTCGTCGTCGTACATGACGAAGCCGACGTGTCCATCCCTCGCGGAGCGGCCGGGGCGGTTCTAACCGGCCGGATCAAGGAGATCATGGAGTCGGCCATGCCTCTGTCCATCCCTGTCGTGGCGGAAATTAAAACTGGCGGAAATTGGGCTGCCGTGCGAGATTGAGGCGATCACGAAACCGTGACTAAATTAGTGCTTTACTATATTAGCGGAAATGGGCAGAGTGTAGGCTACTTCAACCGGAAGGACTGTCAATATGGCTACAGCAATGGCCAAGCTGGCCCCCAAGACCCATCGGTCGACGATGGACACCCTGCTGCTCACGGTCGACGACGTGAACAAGTGGCAGGTGCCCCCGTTCCAGCGCCCTGTTCGCGTCAATGCCAAGGTCATGGCCATTGCCGAGGAAATGAAGATGTCCCAAACGATCACGGGCGTCGTGACTATCGGCCGCCTGACGAAGGACAATTCCGACTATCTGGTCGATGGTCAGCATCGCCGGGAAGCGTTCCGGATCGCCGGCATCTCGGAAGTTATCGCCGATGTTCGCATCGTCCATTACGACACAATGGCCGACATGGCCGATGATTTCGTCATGCTGAACACCGCCCTCGTTCGCATGCGGCCAGACGATCTGCTGCGCGGCCTGACTCCGTCGCTGCCCAACCTCAAGCATCTCATGGATACGTGCCCCTTCATCGGGTACGACAACATCCGCCGGAAGGACCATGCTGGTCCCATCATCAGTCTGGCATCCGTCCTGCGGTGCTGGTCGACGTCGGCGCTGGAAACGCCGCACAATAGCACCGCCCGACATGGCGGTATCTCGCAAATCGCGGCATCCATGGATGCCGACAGCGCGGGCAAGCTGATCGGCTTTCTGGAATTGACGCTCCATGCGTGGGGCCGTGATCCGGAATACTTCCGGCTGTGGGGCAATCTCAATCTTGCCCTGTGCATGTGGCTGTACCGGCGCGTCGTTCTCGACCGGGTCCGCGACAAGGGCGCCGCCCGCTCCGTCGTCCTCACTCGTGAGGAGTTCAAGCAGTGTCTCACAGCACTGAGCGCCAATAGCAGCTATCTCGACTGGCTGCAGGGTCGCTTGCTCAATGATCGCGACCGCAGCCCCGGCCTGACCCGGATCAAGGCTATCTTCACGCGCCGGCTGGCCAGCACAAAGACGGGTATCATCAAATTGCCGCAGCCGGCGTGGCAAGCCAGCACGGGAGCAGGCAAGACAATGCGGATGATGGCGTGACCATCGATTCAATCCGGGACCGTCCACAGGCCGGTGGTCCCGTCACGTGCTGGATGTTCTACGCGAAGTGGTGGTGCCAATGCCGCCACGACGTGAAAGTATCAGTACTGACACGATATGCGTTGCTGGATCGAATTCGTCGCGAGAAATCGCTTCGCAAATTTGTTTGCTTCGATACGATGAAGAATGCACCGCTTAGGCGATTTACCTTTTTCGTCTTGCGCAGCAACGCGTATCATGCGCCTCGCCCTTGGACGAAACGAATTCCTCTTGCACCGGCCCGATGGATTTGATCCTTGCCAGCCTTCATCTCTGTCACACCGAACGTCATCACGATTTCCGGTATCGACCGGCTGAGGATCAACGATGTTTATTTTGACGCCCCGGAGCCGCCCCCGCCTGACGATCCTAATGTGGGATTACGCACAAATAGCGCGAACCTGCTCTTCCTGCACGAGCGATTCGGCGATGCCATATGGCACGATCCGGGAAACCGGCTCGTCGAGGCGCGCACTTTCCGATACCTATCACGACTCCGTGAACGGGAACCCGGCGAATATGAGCGCAACTGGCCGTTCAAGGTCCCGCCGAGGGACTACCAGCTAAAGACCTTCACCCACGCCCGACATCTACCCAACGTCGCCTTGGCCCCCTGTGCGCTGGGCGTCGGAAAGACCAAGATGGCGCTCGATATTCTCGCCGACAAGTTCATGCGAAATGAGATCGACGGCATTGCCATCGTCGCCATCAACGCGGTCAAGGCACAGTGGATCAATCAGGCTGTTCCAGAGCACCTTACGGACGCCGTACGGCGCGTTTGTCACGTCTGGAAGGGGGATACCCGCATTCCCGCCGCAGTGGCCGAGGCGAGGCGCGGAGAGGGCCGTACGCTGCGCATCATGGCGTTCAATATCGAAGCGTTCGGACGGAAGCACTCCAAGGCCCGGACAGCGCTCATGGCGTTCCTGCGGTCTGGCCGCATCGCCCTGCTGAACGATGAGTCGAGCCGCATCAAGAACTACAAGGCGCGCTGCACCAAGGAAATGGTCGACCTTGCTCAGTACGCCACAATGCGGATGATCCTGACCGGCACGCCGATCACCAAGGGGCTGGAGGATTTCTTCACCCAGTACCAGTTCCTCGATCCGGCGATCATCGGCCTGAGCAACTGGTTCTCGTTCCGGGACCGCTATTGCAATGTCCGGGAAATCCGGGGTCGCAATGTCGATCCGCGTGTCCGACAGGTCGTCGGCTACCGCAATCAGGAAGAACTGATCCGCAAGATCGCGCCCGTGTCGTTCATGATCCCGGATACCGTCTTGGGACTACCTCCAAAGAGATACGAGCGCTTTGAAGTTGAGCTTACCCCCGAGCAGGTTCACGTTTATGTTGCTTTGCGGGACCAGCTTATCGAAGACCTTCGCGCTGCCCGCATCCAGAATCCCGTCTATGCGCTCGTCCGGCTACTGCGCATGCAGCAAGTGCTGTGCGGTCGGTATTACGAGGAAGTCGAGACGGAAGACGAGATGCGTGAGGCGGTCCCTCGTCTGTTGCCGAACAACCGTCCAGAGGTACTGACGAATCTCCTCGAACAGAACGACGGGCAGGCGCTCATCTGGACGAGATTCAAAGCCGATATTGACGATGTCGTTATCGCCACGTCCGGGCTCGGCCGGGTGGGGGTGTACGAAGGGGACACCCCCCAAATTGAGCGGGAACGGGTGATCCGGGCGTTCCGGGCCGGCGAACTGGACTACGTGGTACTGAACGAGGGCACCGGCTCGACCGGTGTCGACGGGCTGCAGATCGCCAGCAAGGCGTTCTACTATTCCTATTCGTTCTCGCGCGAGAAGCGCTGGCAGAGTGAGGGCCGCATCTATCGTCTTGGCCAACGGCATTCGACGCTGTTCGGGACGTTGGCGGTGCCCAACAGCATCGATACAATGATCCTTAAGGCCCATGCCGAGACAGCGGACCTTGTGCAGATGGTGATGAACAATCCGGATTTCCTGTCGGGCGGTGCTACGGCGACAGGACCGACTTATCTTCCACAAGAAGAGAGCCGGTACACGCCGGAAGGCTACAACGAGGATTTCTAACCGAGGAGCAGGCAATGGCAATCAGCGCGTGGTTCTATCATCAGCTTCAAGCGATGCAGGACAGGGGACTCAACCCGACTTTTGACGATGTGCTTGTAGGATTAGCCAAAGCCCGAGAAGGCGGTTCCGAGACGCCGAGCCATCTGGGGACGATTGATGAGCAGGAAGCGCTCCAGCGAATTGAAGAGGTGACACGGAAGCGTCAGGCTAAGAACGCTTTAATGTGGGACGCGCTCAAGGCGCTTGCCCCTTCGCTCAGCGGCTTCGGGGACGTGCTTCGCGATGAAAGGGGGGAACCCGTTCAGTGTCAAAATCGAGGTCCCTGAAAAATCGCGCTTCGCCTTTGTAGCCGAAGCACGTCCAATGCTCGATGTGGTTGTCGATGCAGGCATAGGCAAACCGGCGTTGCGAAGGCCGCAAGGCGTCGAGGCCCGGCTTGCCGATCTTTGCCTCGCACCACCACGTCCGGCTGTCCCACAGTCCCAGCCAATCGGTCAGGCCGTCCGGCGTGACCGCTTCGAGCTTCGTCCACCATCCGCGCAGGCGCGGGGAGACATAATCCCATAGAGCGTCTTCATCGGCGAAGACGCGGATGATGGATGAGCGCGGCTTCTTCACCGGCTGTTAAACGCCGGAAAAGCGTAAGTGCCGAGCTTGTACTTGATCAGGCCCCGCAGGCCGACTTGGAACGTCTGGCTGGCGGCGTGCATCAGGGCGTCTGGAGCGATGATCGGCTTGAGCTTGCGGCCGGGCACGACTCGGTCGGTCGGTGCGGGAGGAAGGCCGCCTTCGCGCGATACCTTCAACATGAGATGCAGGAACCCGTAAGCGCTCCCGGAGGCAATGCTCGGGTCGGACAACGCCTTGGGAAGGGGCTGCTTGTGTCCCTTGAGCCATGCCGACGTCGCGAATTGCTTGGCGAGCCATCGGCATTGATGATCTTCTAGTTGCCAGCCTTCCAGCACGCGCTTGGCCTCAGTCAGCGACTCCTTGTAGGAGAGCGCTGTCTCCAGCGGCTCGTCAAAGCCGCGCCACCGAGGCAATGGCACCGCTGCTCCGATCATGAACAGCCGATTGGTCAGGCAGAAGCCAACCCCTATCCACGCCCTGCGCCAAATCGAATGGCTGTTCAAGATGGCGATGGCGAAGCCGTCGTCGTTGGACGCGACAGTCAGATGCCGACTCTTGAGCGGCTCGTCGGCGTCGGTGTGCGGGGTGCCTTGCGCGGCGAAGATCGGCTGAAATCCCAGCTTGTCGATTCGCCGCAGGAACGCTTTGGTCGAGACGAGGTTCTCATCGCTCTGCGGCATCTTCTGTGTCGCGGGGGCGATCTTGCGGAGGTCTGTTGCTGTGAGGTACTGCATATAGATAAAATAGCGGCTCCGTCAGAAAAATCCAGTTGTATATTTCCGGTAATATAGATTATCATGTCCCTATGCCGAAGTTCTTCAGGAGCGCTCGATACACCATAGATGACGTCATTGTCGCTAAGACAATGCGCGATCCGAGAGGATGTCTGCTCTGGACTCACGGAGTGAACAATTTTGGCTATCCAAGAATGTGGCGACTCGGACGTTGTTTTCTTGTGTCTCGTTATGTTCTTGAACAAAAACTTGGGAGACGCATCAAACGGGGATTGTTAGCCTTGCATACATGCAGTGTGTCAAGGTGTGTAGAGCCTAAGCATCTTTACGAGGGAACACACAAGCAAAACAGCAGGGATCGACTCGATCTAGGGCGAGGCTGCAAGCTCAACTTCCTTGTTGCTCGTAAGGTTCGCCACAGCCCACTGCCGGGATGGCGATGGGCCGAACGCCTGAACGTATCAGAGGCTACAATTAGTCGAATTCGACACAATCTTATCTGGAGAGAACAATGACCGACCTTCTGGACACCCATCCGCACTACCTCTTCACGTACGGCACCCTCAAGCCGGGCCATGGCAACCATCTCTTGATCGAGAAGCATGCCGGCAAGGATATCGGCGTTGCCAAGACGGTCGGCAAGTTCCTGCTGATCGAGAAGCATGCCGGCAAGGATATCGGCGTTGCCAAGACGGTCGGCAAGTTCCTGCTGAACGAGGGCTTCCCTTACGTCTGGCAGCTTCCGCGCGGACTGACCGGAGCGTATCACGCCTATCTCGGCCAGATCATCGGCCATCTCTACAAGGTGAGCGACGCCGGTCTTGAAGACTGCGATCGGCTGGAAGGCCATCCCCGACACTACTGCCGCACGAACATCCCGGTGACGTTCGGCACCGATCCCGGCGTTCGGTACGCCACGGCGGCCATCTATCTGGCACCCGGCGAGCTTCCGCCTTTCTCCAGCCTCCAGAAGCCGGAAAACGGGCTTCTGGAATGGGGCCGTAGCTGGCCTGAGCAGGGGCGTGGCTTTCAGCGTCGCCAGAAGTAGATCACGTCCCCGGCGTAAACAGGACAGTTGCACGACGGAGCGTGCAACTGTCGACCGCCGTCGTCTTGGTGACGGTGATATAGATGTTCTGGTCGATGAGCGTGTTGATCGCCCCACTTTGGCAATCCGTGCCCGAGAAGCCATACGAGCCATTGTTGGCCGCCCAGCCGATCTGGGCATTCGCCGCGCCCGCATTGCCGATGTTCGTGATGAAGCGTGCCGACCGATTGGTGAACGTGGTGAGCGTGACTCCCAAGAATGCCACATTGGTCCCAACCGGGAACTGGCCGAATCGGACACGAAACTGAAGGTTCGCCGTCGCGATGAAATCCCAGAGCGTCATGATCTCGAATGAGCCATTCAGTCCCATCGAGTTGCCCAAAATCGGGATTGTCACAAGCACAGACTCGGTTGTCACGTTTGGAGCGACAATGGGAGCAGCATTGTTGTAGGGCGTGAAATTGCCGGTAACGAAAGATTCGACCCATGCCCGGTTCGCCGCGTCTGTCCCCGCCACAGGAAAGCTCGGCAGCGTCACATTGGCGAACGTCGGGGTAGAACTGATATCGGTCGCCTGATCGAATAGAGTCCCTGTGCCGCGACGCAATAATCCAAGCGTGCAGTTGCTCTGGGTGTTCAGGTGATCGAGCAATGCGCCCGTCGAATTCGACATATCGAAGGCATAATGGATGCAGTCTTGGGCGAAATTAGCGCTATATCGATTACCTGTGCCTTGATCGAAGAATCCGCTGAGGCCGCAAGCCACTGCGACGTTGTCAGCAAAGACGCCATTCACAGCAGTCACGCCAAGATTGAATCCATAGGTCGTGACGGATACCAAGTCGCTGTCCTTTGGCGTCACCACGTTCCCAGTGAAAACATTGGTCGCACCATTGGCGATAAAACCGGTCGCGATGCCGGTATCACCGATTACAGTGTTGCCTTGTACGATCGATCCCGGATTGTTGGTGACAATTCCTTTGCCGGTGAAACCGGATGCCGGGAGCGGCCCCATTTCGACATAATTCCCGATGATCTTCTGGCCATAGACCGTCTCGCCGTTTCCAACGACGATGCCGCCGATGCCGGCGATGACGCCGAAACACGTCTTGATGATGTTACCGATGATCTGCAGGCCGTCGCCGCGTCCGTGAATTCCTCCCTTCGGATTACCGGTGCGGCCAAATCCGATAATGGTGTTCCCGATGATGGTCAGGCTGTTACCGGCATCGTCCGTATTATGAACGTCGACTCCATCCGCAGCCGTGTTGTAGATGTGGTTATAGGCGATAAGGCCATTCGCGATGCTGACGTCATGCGAGATGCCATAGCCCGTGCCATTGAGGAGCCAATTCCAGCTTAGCTCGTAGTTCTGGCAATTGTGAATTCGGATAGTGTGCTGAGAGCCACCAATGACAATCTGTCCGGCTGCGTTGGCATCAATGTAAAGACCCCGGACAGTGATAGGTCCTTCGGAATCATCGAGTCGGACAAAGGCCGGCGTATTTCCCGGCGCGAGAACATTGCTCAACCGAACAAGCCAACCTCCCAATGAGGTAAGCGTCGTGTTCGTCTGCATCTGGATGGATTCACTGGTTCCGAACACACCGGTTGCTGGAACTTGAACGGTCCCGCCGCTCGGCAGGCTGGCTGCATACAGAAGCGCATTATTGATGGCCGGCGAGTTATTCGTGCCCGTGACAGGCACAGAAGTATATGTCGGGCCGACAGGAATATCGCCAGTGAACGAGAGATTGGAATCAGGGAGCGCTCCGAACTGTGTGATGAGCAGGCCGCGCTCCGAGACAATCACCCAGAACTGACCATCGGCATCCTGAAAGCCCGCGCCGAACGGCGGCAAGCTGTTGGTACGCTTGTACATTGCGCCGCCGACACCGACGACGGAATAGCCCGACGTCGCCAGCAGCATGACAGGTGTGGGAATATGAAAGGTCGAGGCATTGACGAACAAGCCGGCCGTGTAAACGACGTCGCTGTGTGCGCCCGTGATGAAGGGGTTGATGAGATTCGCACCCGTGATCGTCGGGCTCTGATTGAACACCAGCGCGCCGGCACCAGTCGTCGGGTAAGGCGCACCCGTCTGATCGGCAAGTCGGACAGGTGTGCCGCCCTGCGCTACGAGGGTCACATAGTTGACCGTCATTATTTGCCCCCGCCCCCAAACGTGCTGTTCAAACCGGCGATCAAGTCGCGGCCCGTCGTGTATTGCCTCAGGAAGGGATTGCCTTTGTAGGCACCTTCGCTGATCGTCTTCGTGATCGGCGCATCAAGGTCGCTCAACACCGCCGGGCCGCCAGAATGGCCCAACAGGTGAAGCAGGTAAAGCTCACCGCCGGTCGGCTTGCGGCCTAAAATAGGCTCAAGGATGCGCTGGCTCTTGTTGGTGTAATAGCGCATCGCCTTGGCTTGTTGCACCGCATCGGTGATACCTGTCTCAGTCAATCCGAGTTCCGGGGCTTCCTTAGCAATCCAGCGCCATGTCGAGGGCAGGAATTGATACGTGCCCGTCGCTCCGCTACCCTTGTTCACGGCATAGGGATTATCGCCCGATTCGAAGCTGGCGGCTCGTCGTGTGTAGGCATCGACGTCGGCCGATGCGAAGTCACGTGGCAGCTTTTCTTCGGCGTTCGTTGCCGGTTTGAACGTCCCATCCGAATTCATCGGGGTCCGCTGGTTCTTCAACTCAAGAAGTTGCTCAAGCAGACTCTTGGCTTTCTGCTTGTCCGTATCCTCGCGTGATTGCTTCCATAGGCCAGCCAGACTGCCCATGACGGTTTCAATATCACTCGGCGGACGTGCCGTCTGCTGCTGCTCCTGACGCGGCTGCATCATCGCGCCCAGATCGGGCATCATGGGCGTCTGCGGATGAGCTTGAACCTGCATCGGCGCAGGGAGCCCCTTGGGTTGCGGCAGGTTCGTCGGCAACGAGCCGAAAGGCGAATCGTAAATCGGCATCAGTCCTGCCCCCGATATGGCAGCGCGAAGGGAACTGCACCCGGTGCATAGGCCCCGATGCGCTTGAAGCGGGCATCACGATCCGCCGTCTCCTTCAATAGACGCTCGATATCATCCAGCGACTTGTTGGCCGCCGGGCCTTTCTTGGCGAGAAGAGACGCCGTCTTGTTGAGCATGGCAGCGGACGGATCAACAGCGTGAGTTGCCGTCGACAAAACGCCTCGCCAGCCGCTCGGGGCTTTCGGATTGATCAGAAGACCAAGCGCCGACATGAAATCCGGCGCAATGCCCTCGGCTTCCTTTTTCATCGCTTCGCGCGCCGACGTGCGGCTATTGCCGGTCGCACGAGTAGCGTTCTGATAGTTGACGTTCTCCTGCTTCAAACGTGAGCGAAACAGGTCCCAACTGCCAAGTTGGCGACCGTTGACCAGCGCGTTGAGGTTCTCCTCATTCTTGGGGTTCTCGATGAAACTGGCCCAGTTGTGCGTGAACTTCTTGGCGTCGGAGCCAAGGAACTTCTCGCGCACCGTTCGAGCGGCGGCCGTCATAAACAGGTCTTTCTGGGCTTGTGGGATATTCGGATCGGCGAGATAATCCTTGATGCCGGCAGCATCCATGCCGCCCGTCTTGTCGACACTGCCCGGCACGAATACTTCCTCGCGCCCCTTCTTCAAGGCGTCGATCAGGCCGGAATCCTCGCCGTACTTGAGCATCGCCGACTTGTAATCCGGATTAGCCTCCATCAACGCCTTGTTCAAGTCGGACTTGGCGTTCTTATAGGGCATGTCGTTGAAGCGGGGATTCATGCGTCCCTGTTCGCCCAGTACCTCATCCATGGAGCGCTTGATATCGTGAAGATACTGCGTGTTGTAGTCGATGGGGATACCGTCCGGATTGAGCCGGCCAATGGGTCGGCGTTCAGCCGTCGCCCAGCGTTGCGCCGTCGAGAGGATATTCGGACTCAGCGTGTTGAGCCGGTCCAACGCATCATCGATCTCGGGCGTCCGGACGTTGCGGGCATAGGCCGGCGTGAAGCCTTGCTGGGCATTGGCACGCCGGGCGGCAAGGAGCGCCTCGTCGGTTCCCTTGAACGTGTCGGGGCCGAACGAGCTATCCATCGCATCATGAAGACGACCGAACTGGCTCTGTTCGCGGGCCACAGCTTCCGGGAGGTCTTTGTTGTACTGGCGCTTGTAGAGCGCCTCGGCCAATTCCGACGACCCGTTGCCGGGTTTCTGGAGAGACTGCTCCGTCGCGCCGGGCAACAAATCGCCGACGACCGGTTCGGTCTTCAACGCGGTCTGATCGGCCAGTTCGGTGCGGAGCTTGCCCACGGCGTCGGCATCGAACGTCGGGCTCGTTCGGTCGAGCTTCTTTTCCCGTTCCATGACGGTACGCAGATACTCCGCGACACGATTGTCCGTCTTAAGCCAGTCGCCGGCCTTCTTGACGGCCCTCGTCGCGCCGTACGCCGCCGGTCCCAAGACGCTGCCCAGCGCCGCTCCATAGCCTGCGTCGGCAAGACGGTTTTCGAGGCCGCCTTCGCCCGCACCGAAGCCGGACACTGCACCAGACGTTCCGCCCACGCCGATGGAGGCAAGGAACGGATGCTTGGCAATCAGGGCGGCGAGCTTGGCACCACCCGGCACAGCCTTGGCCGCTAGCCCCGCCGCACCCATGCCCAGCGGAAGGGTACCCAGCGCGCCCGCCACTTCGAGCAAACCTTTCTCCGTCTCGCCGTGCTTCTGACCATAGTCCTTCACGCCTTGCCGCTCTTCAGCCAGCGCCGTATCGTATGGCGTTCCAGCCAGTGAGCGCGCGCCGGCCGTAATCTCGTCGGCGAACGGAATCGCACCTTGTGCGACTGTGCGATAAGCATTCACGTCGCCCATGCGTTCGCGCACGCCGGGAATGGCCAGACCGGCCGGACCCAGTGGACCCAGCAACAGGGTCGACAGCATGGCCAGCCGGGGATTGAAGTTGCCCTTGGATTTGTCGGTATTTGTCTCCGATTGTACAATGGGCGTCCCAACCTGTTGAGCGGGCGCCGCAGACGGCGACACTGGTGTCGTTTTTTCTTTTAGCTCATCGGGCGCGTTCTTCTGCATCCAGTTTCGGATGCGTGTGTCCCGCACGTCGTCCGGGACGTTGTCATCGAACGAAAAGGTGCGACCGAACTTCTCGATATCAGCCATCAGTCGTACTCGCTTCCGAGCTTGATCGCGCCGCCCTTGGCACGGCTCTGCGGCACTTCAGGACCAGCGACACCGCGTTCCTTCTTGAAGTATTCACGCCACGATAGGCGATTCGGATTGGGCACCGGATTGCCGGCGCCATCGCGGCCAATGGCCGATCCAGCCGGCGACGTGATGTAGCGATCCCACGCTGGGACCATGCCGTCCACCGTCTTGTAGTGGTTCCAATATTCGCTGAAAAACTCGCGCCGATCCTTGTCCCGCTTGAAGATTTCCCGCTGGATACCGATCAACCGCTTGTTTGTCTCGACGTCATTATCCATGCTGGGTGACGCGTTCTCGAACAGGCGACGCTCCATGTCCGACACCGCGCCCTGCCCCTGCGGAACGTTGTGTAATTGAATTCCGGTGAAAATAGACTTCAATGAACGAGCATCCGGCGATTGATTATACTGCCAATTGTTCGGCAAGCCGACAGGCCCGACCATGATTGGTCCGGTCAATTTGGGATTCTTGTCGAGCAGTGTCTCGGCCGTGTCGAGTTGAGCCATCGTATCCGACGCTGTCTTGCTCTGCGTGTCCCAGTCCTTGGATTCCTTGCGATAGTTCTTGGTCTGCTCCGCTAGTTCCTTTGGACGATCCTTGGGACCAATCGCCTCATAGATGTAACCGCTCGGCGGTGGGGGCAGCCCGGCTTCAACCGTCTTCGCAATCGCTTCCGGATTGGTCGGAGCATCGAAATACGAGGCCCGCGTCTTCATGGCGGTGTTGCCGGGAACGCCCGTCAAATCCGTGACCCGCTTCATGACGTCATCCGGAATGGCGACACCGGTTTCCTTGGCCAGCTTGAGATTGATCGCAAACCGCCGCTGGATTTCCGCCTCGCGCTCTTCGGCCGTGGCGTACTGTTCCTTGCCCATTGAATCGACTTGCTTGCGCGCCTCGTCCAGAGCGTTCTTGACCGTCGTCTGAACGAGCTTTTGTTGCTGCTGGGACACCCTGTCCGCCGCATTGCCCGACGTCGCTTGCGCCCGGATCAACGCCTGCTCAATGGCCCGCACGGCCGACTGATCGCCAGTCTGCATCGCCTTCATGTAGGCGAGCTTCGCTTCCAGCGGGGCCTGCTGGAGGATGGCCTTTCTCATGCCGAGTTGCGCAAGGCTGAGATCGGACGCCTCGTCCGTTTCGCGCTGCTTCTGGATGGTCGGCACCATGGCCGCCAGACCGTGGCCCAATTGGGTGCCGAAATTGCCGGTGCTGGTCATCATGCCAGCGCCCATCGCCATCAGCGGCAAATTGCTCCGTCCAGACCTTGCTGCCTTGATCGACGCGACCGTGTCGTCCAGCATCTTGGTCATACTGTCGACGTTCAACTGCATCTTGCTCAGCGAGTTGTCGATTTCCGGCACGCGCTGAGTCATGTCGGCGCGGTGGCGATCAAGGAACTCCTTGGCCAATGCTGGATTGGTCGCGCCCGAATCAGCCGGATAAACCGACTGCGCCGTGAACGGCGACGGGGCGGCAGCGGCCTCGGACAGATCGTCGTCGGGATAGGCCACGTTACTCACCCATCCGAGAGGCGTTCATCTTCAAAATGAAATTCAGGAGCCGCTGTGTATGATCCCTGAATTCCCGGTCCATATTGCGGCGACGAATTTGGGGAACTTTCTCTCCATACCCACTGAACGGCTCATAATTGATCTGATCTTCCGGCAGATCGGGACCGCCCAAATAAGTGGGGCCGTTCTCGTCGTAAATCCGACTCACGTCGGAATCAAACGCTCCTCCCTCCGCATACTGCCGCACCGAATTCGGATCAGGATTAAATGGGTTAGGGGATTCATGGCCACGATAAGTCGGCGCGGTCGCGTTGATCCTGCGCGAGAACTCATCGAGTTGCTGCTCAAGTGTTGGACGCTGCGACGGAGCCTTCTTGCGAATCGGGCCGCCATCGGCATAGTCGCCAACGTAACCACCATCGGCGAACGGCGATCCGGGCTGGCCGTTGGGCTGCCCCATCGGCCGTTGTGGAGTCAGCGTCGGCATGGGCGGCATTCCGGGCATACCTGTGGGCATCGCTCCACGTTGGGGAAGTCCCTGCGGGAGCGCACCCTGTGCTGGCTGTGGCGGAGCGAACGACTTGCGCATCGCCGTGATAGACGGGACCATGCCACCGGCAGCGTAGGTGCCATTATTCACTGGGCCATAATACCGCGAACCGGGCGTTCCGGCGGCTCCCATGCCGCCACCACCGAACAACGAGCCCAACTGACTCAACCCCGGAATGCCACCGGCCGCTCCCAGCAGGCCGCCAATACCACCGACGATCTGCCCGAACGGCGAACCTTGAGCAGACGTCGAGGTCGACGTGCTATTACTGTTCGTGCTGGTCTGGGTTGGCAACGTCCAGCCCTGCGAGATGCCCTGTCCGAACTGAGCCTTGGCATAGGGGTCATTACGGGCTTCCTGAAACTGATTGTACTTCCACGTCTCCTCGTTCTGCGCCTGCGTTTGCTGCTGCGCACCGGAAGCCGACAAAGCGTTGGCATCGGTCAAGCCGGCCTGCTGATTGGCCTGACCAAGCCCGGTCGCCGCCTGCGCCGCCGCCGCCCCGCCCGTGATGCCCTGATTGGTGATATTGGCCGCCGTGGAGCCCAGTCCCGCGCGCTGAGCGATATCGCCTTGCGCAAGCTGCCCGGTCGTTCCGGCAAGTCCCGCCTGCCGATTGGCGTCCTGATTGAACAGGTTACCGGCCGTCGAGTAGCCCTGCTCCAGCGCGTTGGCCTGCTGACCCAGAATCGTGTTCTGGTTATCGCGAATGGCGCGACCGGTGATATCGGCATGGCGCTCACGCCCGAACTGCGCGGCATCGCCGCCCGTGAAGGTGTCGTTCACCGCCGGCAGCACGTTTTCCATGAGATTCTGATTGCCAAGCTGGGCAATGCGATCCGTCACCGCGCTGGTGTACGGGCTCATGTAATTGCCGACCTGTCCGGGGAAATTCTGGCTCGCCTGCTGGACGAACGGCGAGGCGGCCTGCGAGCCCGTCGTCATGCCGGCAGCCTGCCCGACGTACGGCAAACCTGCCGATGCTGGATCGAGATTGCCCAGTCGGCCGACCGAACCAGCCGCCTGATTGAAAAACGGCTGGTAGTTGCCCTGATTAGCCCGTACGTTGCCAAACGCCGCCGTCTGGTCCGCAGATAGCGGGACGACGCCTTGCCCCGTGTAGGGCTGATACGGCTTGTTGGAGAGATCGATGCCCTTCTGGAGCGTCTGATCCATCAACGTGTTGTAAGTCGGATCAGTCACGCCGAAGTTGGTCTGGCTATGCGACTCCGTCGACTGCGAGGCCGGCGATCCGCCAAACAAGCCGCCAAGGAAGTAGCCGGGAATCTTGCCTCCCTTCTTGCGACGAAGAGTGCGAACCTGCGGGAACTGCGGGGCCGTCGAGCGGGCTCCCAAAGCGCGGCCTTGAAACGGGTTGGTCATGACTTCGTCCCGAGACGGCGCATCCCGTCTCCCATTGGATTACTGGCCAGATATTCCATCGGATTCTTGGCGTTGGGCGAGAACTTGCCCTTCGCCAGAGCCTTGCCCTTGTGCTTGCGCACATTGGCCCGGAACTGATCCATCTTCATGGCCCCGTGATCGGGGTTGCCGTCGCCCAACATGGACATTGTCTCGGCGTCCATGACGTATTCCTTGGGCGACAGGCGGGCGCTCACGTTGTCGGCACGGCCGTCGCTGTCTCCACCGCCGCCAACGTAGCTCGCCCCACCCGAATCGAAATGGCGCACCGGGGCGTTGTAAAGCTCCGGATAGCCGCCCCGCATGAAACCGGGAACATTGCCACCCTCGCCCAAAAACATGGGAAGGAACGACATAGCGGTGCTGACAAGGCCGCCGAAGCCGCCGCTTCCTCCACCACCGCCGTCACCTCCAGCCGGGGGAGCGAATGACGGAATAGACGGCGGTGGCATGGCCACTTGAGGATGGTTTTCGACAACCTGCTTGAGCAGTCCCATCATATGCGGAAGATTGTCCTCGAATCCACCTTCGGCGTAACCGGGAATGGAGCCACCGTGGGCGTAAGGCAGATCGTACGGCAACGGAGCCTTGGCGCTCGCTCCGAACCGGTTTCCGCCAAACGTGTTCCCACCGAATCGATTGCCGCCGAACAGACGAGACGCCGGAGAGGCCGGCGGTGCATAGACAGGCGTACCACCCGTTTCGCTCGTTCCTTGGCGCTCGAACATCTGCGCCATCTTCAGGAGCCGCTGCATCTCACGCATCGACTCGTCTTCGCGCACCATGTAGCCACGGCTCACGTCACTGGTCGGGGGAAAGATGCTGTTGGCATCATGGGATGGGGACTCGATCATGGGATAGCCGCCCGTCTCGCCGGGACCGGCGCTGGCTCCGAATCGATTGCCGCCAAATCGGTTTCCACCGAACGTGTTGCCGCCGTGCGTCGTACCGCCGAACCGGTTGTTGCCGAACGGACTGTTACCTGATTGGCCTGTGCGTCCGATGGCATCAAGAACGACGTCCCGCGCCGCCGCCGGCAGGTTCATGATGGCCGCCATGACAGGCGACGCGGGCGACGGCTCATCGCGCATATTGATCGGAACACGAGGCGGTGGCGGTTCCTCGGCATTGGGAATCTGGCTCATCGCGCGAGCCAGCGGATCATCCGACTGGGGCTGTCGGTATTCCGAAGGCGGCAGACCGAAATCGGCGTTCGAGACAGGCGGCGGTTCATTGACCGTGCTGATCATCCCCGAAATGCGCTTGGCAATATCGGACGCGCTGCTGAGCTTGCTGACGGCCTTCGGTGACGCGGGGGGCGGCGCGAACGGGGATGGCGGGAATCGGCCCTCGTCCGTGGGGTTCATGGGCGGAAGCGGCTGGGACGTGATGGCCGGGGACTGGCGGCGGCTGAACAGCCGCTCAAGCCATGAATTGTCCGGGGCTTGCCTGGCGGCCTTCATGCGCTCGTAAGCGTGCGCCGCGTTGGGCGAATTCCCTTCCCAAAGAGAACTGTACTCGTCATAGGGCGGCATGGCGATACTCGCACTGTTTCAGTGTTCCCGCGCAAGGCATCTGTCGCCGCCAGTGCCTACCAGATCGGTATGTGCCCACTATACGCCCTTGGAGGCCCCGTACAATCGATTCTTGCGGGAGCCGGTATGCCGGGGGCATCGACGGCCAGATCGTCGTCCTACGGGCAAATACGAGGCTCGGGCGATGGTGCCTCGACAGGTGAATTTCGCCCATGAAGCCCCAAGTAGCCCCAAGTAGCTCCAAGTAATCGCTCAACTAGAGTTGACGTCTGCCTAGTTTCCCGGTATCCCGTCCCAGACGGGATACCGGGAATGTTTAGCTCAACTTCATCTAGAATCTCAGACTCAAGTTTCAGACAAAATCGGTAAGTCTTTTTGGACAATATTTTCTAAGGCTAATCCGGATACGCCTGCTTCAAAGCAGCCGCCCAGTCCTGCCACGTCTCGAAGAAATCCGGGCTCGGAGCAGCCGGTTCATATTGGGTCAGCCGGTCGGCCACTTCCCGCCACGGCTCATCCGGCGAGATGTTGGAGATCAGCGACGGATTGAAGCCGACCAATGTCGAAATCCACAGGTCCCATGGTGTGCTGTAAGGATTCGGAATCTGGCTGAGAGCCATCAGTCTTTGCGCCGGCCGTCGCCCGGCACTGTATGGACGAGCGGCGTGCCCCACTCGAAATAACCGCCCAACTGATTCGATTCGATCTTGAATGCGTTGAGCCGGCCGCTGTGCTTGAACTCCGTCATCTCTTCCTGTGGGGTCGGGATTGCCGGAATGACCTTGGTTACGGTCGAGCGCGGAATCGCCCGCGCATTCTGGCGCGACAGGATAGTAACGTTCAGATCGCCGATCTGGTTGAAGTCCGGCTCCAACTCGCTGAACGACATATTGCGATCAACGCCGGCTCCCTGAGGACTGACGATCAGGGTCTTTTCATTGGTCGTGATATTGGCCCGGATGGCCAGAGCCGTCGCGGACGGTCCACTGACTTCATCCAGCCCGAACTCATGCTGCCATGTCGAATAGCCCATCGTGTCGTCATTGAGCGTCGTCGAGGCCATGATCGGGTAGTGGTAAATCTGCTCGTAGATGCCGGCGCTCCGCATCGTGGCCGGCAGTGGTGTGTCGTACCAGAACCCCTTGTCGATCTTGTAAATGATCGCATGGTTGCATTCCGTCGAATCGCCCTTCGGGAAGCACCACCAGATTTCATTCCAGCGGGGAATCTTCATCGCAAAGACTTTTTGTCGATAGCGGAAATTAAGATTGTCGAGAAAAAACTGAGCATTATCCTCATTGGGCAATTCGCGCATCACGCCGTTGAACATGGCAAAGCCACTGACCGTCGCCCAGTAGTAAATGCCCAGATGCTCGATGACACTGTTGGACGACAGAATCGCGCTAGTCGTCGAAATGGAATCGAACAGGAAGACCGCCGTGCCCCCGACGAACTGCATGCGAACAAGCGCATCGAGCGACCACAGAAGGCATGCCGGACCGGATGTGCCGCGCAGCGGCAAGCCGCGTACAATCTTGGTGCCGGACGGACGAGCGGTCCCCGAGCCCGTGCCGGACGTGGTCAACGGCTGGCCGGGAACGCCCCAGCCGACGAAACCGTCCTGCCCATAGCGAACCAGATACGGCCAAATCGCTACGACGCCGCCGCTCATCTGTGCAATGTCGCCCGGCGCTGTCGGCGTAAGCTCCAGCAGACGGGCGACGTCGCGAACCTCGCCGTAATATATCGGCCGAATCGTCGTGCTGGAAATATCCTCGATATTCGGAGCCGCGTGCGCGAACAGCAGATTCGCATCGTTCGCGGTGTCGTACATGATCGAAAATTGCCAATTGTTTGCAGGATTGCCCGCGAAGCCAACAGGCGTCCTGTCGACCAGAGTCGAAGAGAAACCGTTGTCGATATTGATCGTATAGCGCTGCAAAACGTCCTGCTGCCCCGCGTGAACGTAGCTGAAGCCGTCGTAGCTCTGGACGTCGAGCGCACGAACGATACCGTTAAGCGTGCGAACCTGCTCGCGATAACCCAGCATCTTGCGCGGCAAGCCCTGATAGAAACGCGTCCATGTGCCGTCGAGATATTGCGACTGTGACAGGCGCGTGCCATCGCGCTGAATGCCCGGCTCGCTGATCAGCTTGATCGGCTCATAAGTCGGCGCCTTGGTCAGATCGGGCAGCTTGGCCATCAGACGCCGTATTCGGTGATGGTGATACTGGAAGCGGACACGCCGCCCATCACGGCACCAACACCTTGTACTCCGTTGAAAAGCAACGGGGCCGGTGTATTGGAGCCTACACGAATCTTGAACGTCGTAGAGCTAGTCGTTCCGCTGGTCATTATCCAACGCATAGTCCTGATACCGGCTTCATTGGATATAAGACCAACAATAGCACTAAGCGCATTTGCAGTAGCGTCTTGGAAAAGGGCCATCACGGTGGCGTCACCGCCATTACGCGCCATCGTAACAGTGGCATCGATGACAAGTCGACTCGTCGCGCTTTTAGGCGTGATGGCGAGCGTCATGACTTCGTCGCCCTCGGTTTGCTGAGGGATCGTGTTGTCTACAGGAATTCCTGTTCCAGCCGTTGTAACGAAACCGGGGAAAAAGGCAGAGACGATTTGCTGAACACCGATACGATCTACGTACGCCGTCGAGGCACCCTTGGTGCTGTTGTCGTCCTGCGCCTGCGTGCCGACAATCGGATTGCTCAGGGTCGGTGCCGTGCCAAAAACAGCCGATCCTGTGCCCGTCTCATCGGTCAGGGCTGCCGCAAGATTGGCGCTGTTTGGCGTCGCAAGAAACGTTGCGACGCCGGTTCCAAGTCCGGAGATGCCCGTGCTGACCGGCAATCCTGTTGCGTTGGTCAATGTAATCGTCGCTGGCGTGCCAATTGACGGCGCCACGGCAAACACCAGCGCACCCGTGCCCGTCTCATCCGAGACACGCGCCGCCAATTGAGCGCTCGTCATCGGTTGGACTTGGCTGATCGGGATCGAGATGCTGATAGCCGTCAGGGACGTAATGCGACCTTGGGCATCGACGACCATCAGTAGCGTCTGGGTGACATCGCCATAGCTATCAGCCGCGACACCCGTATCGGTCATGGAGATGGTGCCCGTGGTCGTGATCGGGCCACCTTGCAGGCCGGTGCCGGTATCGACTTCCGTCACCGTGCCGAACGTGTCGGTGAAGGCGATCTCCATGTTCGTTCCGTTGGAACGAATGATGGAGAAATTGCCCTGCTTGATCAGCGCCCCCGGATCGAGAGTATCGACCTTGAGCGTCAGCGTGTGCGCACCGCTCGTGTTGTTGAACACGAACCAGTACCCCACGGTGTTGCCATAGAAAACGGCACGGTCGCCCGTGAGCGTGCCCACGTAATCCTGAACTTGAGCCGCAACCTCGGTCGACGTCAGGAACAGATCGCCCGAGCCCGCCACATTGATGCTGGTTCCGGTAATCGTGTCGATGATGTTTCGACCGTAGCCCAAGGTACGAAGATCGGTGCCATTACTGAACACGATCAATGATTCAGTTGGAGCGATGACCTTGGTCGGATGCCCATCGATGGTCGGACTGCCGCTGCCGGTCGGAGTCAGCGTAATCGAACCGCCGCCTGCGTTGATGACATAGACGAAGAAACCATCGCCCAGCGTGGCGGCAGGATCAAACAGCCATGTGACCGTCCCATCATCGTTCTGGAGAACCGTCGCCCGGTCGGCTTCTGTGACAGTGCGGTCGGCTATAACCGACGTCGTTGGTAGGTTCTGGTCGAGGACATTGACGTTGGCTCGAAGGCCCGCACCAGCTAGCGACGCGGCCGTTGCCGCTGACGTTCCGACTCCAAACTCAATGGCGTACCACTGACCGGCCGTCGTGCTGTTGCTGATGACGACGAAATACCATGCTTCGCCGGATGCGACAGAGCCGATCTCAATTCCGTCATTGTTGCGAACCGAGAACGTGAAGACGCCCGTATTGCGGATCAAGACGTCCTGCCCGACGCTGATTTGGTCGGCCGGCGGCATGATGACGGACAGCGCACCGGCCGTCATGAACACGTCGATCTTGTCAGCCGCTACGTTCGCGTCCGGCGGAGCTTCCAACGGCCAGACGAGCGTCAAATCGGCCAAGGGTCGATAGGCGATGTAGGAAAGCTGGGTGGGGTTTACGTTCTCCCCGCCAAAGATTGTCGTATAGCTGTTCATGACGCCCCCTAATTGGTGTCGCGCACCTGAGCGCGGTCAACCATGCGCCGCAAATCCTCGGCATTAATAGCTTCGAAATTCTGCTCCGCCAAGGCTTCCCACACCGCGATACGGGGGTCATTGCGCAGGAAGGCTTCCATCCCCTTCAGGCAGGAATACAGCAGCAGGAACGGAGCGTAGCGCGTCAGGTAATTTTCCTGATTGCTGGTGTCGAGCAGCGGCGGCAGCAGATAGCACATCGCCTCGAATGGATAGTTGTCGGCCGGAGTCGGCTGAACGAGCCAGTTATCGAGATTGTAATCACAGTAGAACTCAGGATATCCGACTGACAAATCGTTGGGATAGATGGCCCGAATATACTCGTAAGCACGAGCACGAAGGGTCCGTCGCGTACTCTGATCGGTGCCGGTACCATAATTGATGCTGACCGTCGACCGCCAGTTGGCCGGCTTGGCGATCACCGGAACACTGGTCTGCATGGCGCTGGTGACGGGAGCCAGATAGCCGGTGATCTTGAGCCGGTCCGCCAGAAGTCGTTCTGTGTTGTTGATGATACGAGGAATTTGGCGCAGGACGGTTTCGTCGGCGGTGCTACCCCTCTCAATATAGTCCTTCACGTCGGTAACGAGTGAATCGAAGGTCATCGCGGCTGCGGGCATCAGGCATCCTGTGGCGGCGGCTCAAGCGGGGGTAGTCCATCCGGCTCAATGGCGATATTCACATCCGGACGAACGAACGGCAACCGAAGATCGTCCGGCGGCGGGGCAGGAAGACGAAGCGGGTCGTATGTATCCCAGCAGCCGGGAGAGATATCGGCCCGACACACCATGAAACCCTTGATGTTCCCATCCTCGGTCATCTGGGAATAACGGCGCTTGGTCTGACAGCGCTGGCAGGTATAGATGCCCAGATTGGCCTCATTGCGTGTGTCGAGAAACCGGACGGCCTGTGAAGACTGTCCGCTTGCATAGGGAACTCCAGCACGGCGGCGGGGCATCTTTCCTCCTAGAACCGGTAGACTTGCAAGCCGGGGTTATAGCGCATCGGAGCGGGATCGCGCTCTTCGCCTGCGGCCAGCCGGAACGCTTCCCCTTCCTCCCCTTGCAGCATGGCATACCGGTTCATGTCGGCCTCGGGCAACATCCGACAGAGACGCCGGGCCATGGTTGCCGTCACCATCTCGTTCCAGCGCCGGCTGATATCGAGCGATTGGGTCATATCCGTCACCTGATCGAGGTAGCGACGACGCCACGCGATCAACTGATAATACTTGGACTGATCATTCGGCATCGGCCAGATGTACAGAACAGACGTGTCCAGATCGCGCTGCTGATAGTAATTCCATGGAGCGCCCGGCGTGTTCTTAACAGTCATGGCAGTCCAATCATCTAGCGACCAGACGCCCATGGGAATCTCGGAAGACTGATTTCCGAAGTAAAGCTCAGCGACCGACAGGATCACGTCGCTCACCACTCGAATGCGCCATCCATCGGCGGGCGGCGTCCCCTCGATATCCCGCCAAACCCATTGCTGCTGCCCGGCGGCAATCGTTACATCAGCGGCGTCCGCCGTGATCCAAGTGGAGCCGCCGTCGACGGTATATTCGTAGAAGACGCCGAATGCACCCGCCGAATCAAACAGAACGCCAACCGTCGTGATCTGCGTGGGCGTCGCGAAAAACGCGCCAATAGCGCCGTTGACGTCGGTCTGTTCGCAAGAGGTGTCAAAATCATCATCGAATGCGAACGCTGCCGTTCCCCCCTCGGTGCTGAATGGATTGATCACAGTCGGCCGACTCATCGAGCGCTGGTTCACGGTCAGCACGACGCTGGTGCCCAACGGGCACGGCACCGTGTTCCGATTCTGGTAGAGCGGCAGGATGATGCGGTCGCGGCCCCACAACTGGATGCCGAGATTGAGCATTTCGTCCAGCATCACGTTGAACTCGTCGTACGCCACTTGAACGATTTCGTCCGTGAACTTGGCCGGGGGCACTCCCGCACGACGAAGCGCCGACTCAAGGATGTGCCGGGCCGTATAGGGGCGAAGCGCGCCGGTATTCGATCCAGAAAGGCTCATTCAGGCTCCTCCCGAATCAGCAGTTTCTCAATGGCGGACATCTCGATCTTGGGAAGACCGCTCAGGAATTCATGATGCTTCGCATGCGCCGGATCGTCCAACACTTCAATAGGCAGGATGAAACGACCATCGGAAATGGCTACAGGATCGAGCGCTGCACTTGGGTCCATCACCGAGACACCTCGGACCTGATCGGCCTGTTTCGCTGTGAGAAGAATAACGCGACTCATGCGTTGGCTCCCCACGAACTCATATACGTCTGAACGGCCAAAAATTCTCCCATCTCCTGCGCTGCCGTAAGAGATGCGCCAATAGATACCCATCTCTCTGTAGCAGCACGAGGAACTTGCAGCACGCCCGCAGCATTTCTACCGCCAATGTATATTGCATTGGTCGGCAATGTAGCGCCGAATCCAGTCGGATCGGCAGTGCGAACAAGAGCAACGCCGTTTTTATACGCCGCCACGGTCGTCGCGTCAGGACCGTTGCGGCTCACCGAAATCAATCCTCGACTATCGGCAACCGGCAATGCAAACGTCCCTCCAGTGACATTCGCGCTCAGCAACGCGAATGCGGGAGAAGTCGCTTGAGGAATGATAACAATCACTCTTGAAGTGGCTTGGGTAACGCCGGCCGCCGCCGTAGTGGCAGAAACATTGGTGCCCTCATACACCGAGGCTCGATTATTCGAGGCCGTCATGCTCACGGCGTGCGTGATCGGAATAAACCCTGTGTTGATGAAATTCGTCGCACCATCGAAAGCATATCCTTGTCCTGCTGTGAACACAGGACTATTGGTCGCCACCGCGAGACGAAGTTGCTTGAGCGACGTCAACGCCTGAATCGCGCTCTCGGAAACAAGCAGCCACGCATCGTCCATTGCCGTCCACGCGCCGGCCGCCTTCAATTGCGTGATCAGCATATTGACGCGGAACTGCTGGAGAGTGCTGACTGAGCCGCCATTGGCAATGACGGCATTCACCCACGCTGTCGTCGCGGCGTCCGTCGTGATTGTTGGCAAGGTGATGGCCAATCCCGGTCCGCTAGCCACGAGCACGCATGGCGTAGCATTACCACTCGTCATGTACACAGTCGGAGTCGCATTACCGCCAGTCCCAGCATCCCGGACCGGAGTGCCCCATGGCCCAAGGATGATGGGTGTCGCGAGCGTCATTACATCCCCGTGCCGGCCTGAATGACCCGGCCGATGAAAGAGCCCGTGCCGACATTGACGAAACGGACAGCCCGAACAGGAGCGGCATTGATAACCATATCGCCCGCCGCCGTGATACCGGACATCAACGAACTCGTGAACCAGTTACCTGAGCCGGCGACATATGCCGGATCGAACACGTCGTCGTAAGTGTACTGGAGCGTTGCCGCAATCGTGCCCGTAACGTTGCCGACCGAGATCGATATCTGAAACGGAGCGATCATGTAATCAAGCGGCAGCGGAGCGCCCGTAACCGACCCAGAGATCGTAACAGCGTACGGACGCATTCAGGAACTCCTTGCGCGACTTAGCGCTGCTTAGCGGCAAAGAACTTGTCGACCGAGAGGACAAGCGCCGCCGCCGCGCCGTTCAGGACGCCGATGGTAGGAGCCAAAGCCACGGTCGGCGTCACGGCGTCGGTGCTGATCGTACCGACCAACGCGTTCTCCAGATAAGCCGCCCACGTGTTCTTGGTCGAACTGAAGTAGAGCACGCAATCGACGAACGTATCATCGGCGACGTTTCCGAGCGCAATGGTAGTGGAAACGCCGGCCTTGCGAATATTGGCCAAGAGAGCCGCCGAAGCGCTCGTCTTGTTGAAGAAGATGCCGTTGGCCGGCAACGAGGCAACCGGCGTGGTATCCGTGGCCGCCAACCCGACCAATGCGCCGGTCGTCGCTGCCACTGACACCTTGAAGCGGCACTGAAGGATGAAGTCCTTTGTCGAGTCCCACACGAACTGTGGGCTCACCGCACCCGATCCACCGGCCCACTGGATCGATGCTTCATCGGTCGCGCCGGCCGAGACATTGGTGATGGCCAGAACGCCTTCGGCCCCTGTGGTCACGACTTCGGTCGAGCCGGCGTCCGTCTCCGTCAACACCCAATCGGTCGCGGTATAACCGATGAAATCGTCGCTGTAATAGAAATACCGGAATGGCCGCAGACCGGCGAACCCCGCATAAGCTCCGACTTCCGTGGCGTCGTTGACGCCGCCGGGCCAACGAGAAACTTCCGGACTGGCCATCGCTAGACTCCTTCAAAGACGATCGAAAATCTGGGGGTGGTGACGCAAGGAAACTGAAACCACCACCCCCAAAGGCCCCGAGTGTTACACCCTCGGTATGCCTCTCGATTAGATTGCAAGCGGTCCTAATCTATGGTAGTTTAATCGAATGTCTTCATTCGATTTCTTACCCCGAGAAGAATTCACTCGCCTCCGAAACAATTGGCCGAGCGGCAACACGCTGCTCGCCAGAATAGCCTATTTCAGCAGTCCGCCAACCGCGACAGGCTGCATCGAATGGACCGGCACGAAAACCGAAAAAGGTCGTCCCATTCTCGTCATCGACGGAAAAGGACGTAAAGCTCTTGTGCCCCGCCTTGTATGGATTTGGCACAAAGGCCGAATTCCAAAAGGAAAGATCATCCGCCATGTCATATGCCGCAATATCGCGTGCATCAACATCGATCATCTCGACAAAGGCACTCATTTCGACAACGCCATGGATCGAAGCCGTGACGGAATGACCCGGCACGGGCACAACCATTGTGCCGCCATTTTGACCGAGGAACAAGTCAGAGACATCATCCTTCATCGCGAGTCGCACCGTGCCGCTGCCACTCGATACGGCGTCGGCAAGTCGACCATCGTCAACATTCGCAATGGAAAGAATTGGGCTCATATACCTCGACCTAATTAGGGTATCGGAGGTCAGGCCCCCGCAGTCCCCCATACAGTTCTCCAGTTCGTCCAGCCAGTCACCCAACGAGACGTACACTTGTAGCGCATGGTGTCGGTGGCGAAGTCGCCTTCCATGCTCTTCTGCGCCATGCGGCGCGTGATGAACTGCAGGCCCATCTGCTCATCGGTCTTGATGAACCATGCCGTCGCCGACGTCAGGCGCGTGATCACCTCGTAGCCGTCCGGCAACGCCTTGGTCGACATGACGGCGTTGATCGCGTTGTTGGCCGAGCCAGGGCTCAGCGCCGACTTGGTGATGCGTTCCGCCTGCCACTCGTTATCCGGCGACACCAGCAGCTTGCGCGGCACGATGCGGACGTACTTGCGGTCGTTGTCGATGGCCTTGCGGATTTGCGTCAGCATCGACTCGACGCTCGTTTCGGACAGTGCCGCCGCCGTCGCCAGCAGGTTGGAAGCATTGCCGCCGATGATGGGGTGCGAAGCCGAGCAAAGCGGCTGGCCGTCGCCACCCAGATAGGCGCCGTTGAAGGCGCGGTTCAGGACGTTGGCCGCTTCCGTCTCCTCGGTTTCGGCCATGCCTTGGCCCATCTGCTGACTGTAGATGCGGCCGATGGCAATGTGATCGCCGTCCTCGACCAGCACCTTGGTCAGGCCGAAGGCGATGCCGTATTGCTGGAAGACGTACGTCTTGTTGAAGACGACGCCGCCCGACTTGTAGGTGACAGGACCGCCCTCGCCCATGAGCGGGGCCGTGCCCAGCCCGTACATGACCGGTTCCATCTGGTAGGCGCGCTGGATGCCCGGCTTGACCAGCATGAACTCCCGGTATTCCTTCCGGAGGTCATACACACCGTCGAAGTGCTCGCTCAGAATCGGCTCCACGAGGATACGAAACTGGGCTGAATTCATGGGCGTCGGCATTAAACTATCTCCCTGTTGTGTCGCCTAGAGTCGCCCGTTAGGCGATGGGGGCCTGATACGTGCCGATGCGGACCCGGACGATGGTGAAGGCATCGCCCCACGCGTTGTCCGGATACGGTGCGATGTTCTGGACGATGAAGGTGCCGGGCGCGGCCCCCGTCGTCGTGTGGTTGAGGAACTGGGCCGACTGCTGGGTGTAGATCGAGCCGGTCGACGCGGTGACGAGGTTGATGGCCTCGCCGTTGGCGGTCTGAGCGACGGCGCCATCCGCCTGCCCCTCATAGATCGCGTTGGGATCGAGCGCCTCATACTGCGCCCACATGAGCGTATTCGCATCGTAGGTCTGCGCAGCGGGCCAGTAGGCTTGCTGGAACGGTCGCCCGCCCGAGATGAAAAAGCAGCCGACGAAGATGCCGATGGTGCTGTCCGCGCCCGTGGCCGTCGCGACCAGCGTGCCGTCCGTGGTCAGCTTGACCGGAGTACCGGTATAGAGGCCCGTCGCGTATCCGGACGCAATGCCGTTCGTGAGAGTCTCGATCCGGGGCTCACCCGAAGGATGGTAGACGCAACGAAGTCCAAACGGAGCCGAAGTGGCAGTCATGCCGAGCCTCCAAAGGCTTAGGTATTGTGGGTGTTCTGCTCGCGAAGGTGGCTATCGACCCGTCGCCACGGGGACTGCCTACACTAGGACTCGCCGAAGGGTCCTGACCGTTTCGGTTCACACTACACGTCCGGCTAAGCGTCCCCAGCTTTCGGCGCAACGATCTTACCGCAACGGCGGACTCAACGCGGCGAGCGATGAGCGTCCGCATCAAATCCCAGATTTAGGGGGCCGTCAATAGGGGAGACACATGTTTTTTTTGTACTTGCGTATTTCCGCTAATTTAGCTAGAAAGTCGTCAGCCGGGGTGGAGGAGTGGTCGTCCTCGCGAGCCTCATAAACTCGAAATCGTAGGTTCAAATCCTACCCCCGGCCCCAACCCTTTCATCCGGGGACTCCAATGACGGTCTTTCGATCCGTCTGCCACTATTGCGGCACGGCCATCACCAATCCGCAAGATGTGACTGCAGACCACGTTATCCCGAAGTGTGCCCTCACACTCTTTCCGGAGCTACGAGACGGCCGCACCAATAAGGTCCGTTGCTGCAAGCGCTGCAACGGCCAAAAGGCTTCGCTTCCTCTTTCCGTGTTCCTTGAAGTGCGCAACCATGAGGATAAGCTCAAAGCTGCGCAACGTACATGGCAGGGGATCATCTATAATCTGATGTTCGGCCACACAAATCCGGAGCTTCGGGCGCGGGCATTGGAAGCCTATCAACCTGATCCATCGAAAATCTTTGCCCCGGCCGGACAATATCCAATAGATAACCCGTCTCGACCCACGCTGGCCAAGGCGTTGGTGATCAATCCGCCCTTTTCCAAGAACAGGCCGTTGAAGCGGCTCTACTACTTGGAAGACGTCGTCCGAGATTGGAACGAGGATCGACGCGCTACTGGAACTGCCTCGGGGGCTTCGTGAACTGGCGAAGCGTTTCCATGCCGGGGGCCATGGTCGTTCGGCCGCCCATATCCCGGATGCGTTCGCCGGCCGCATCGAGTGTCTCGTAGATCGAGCGGGCCTGATCCATCGGCTGATCGTGATGAAGCTCCCGCATGATCATGCAGTAGTCCTCATACCGGATTTCCATGGCGATCATCTCGCGCCACATGATGAAGCCCTTGTACGGGCTCGCCGCGTCGGTGATCACGAATTCGTCGGCATGCCAGCCTTCGTTGCGAGCATCTTCGAGCTTGTAGAACCAGTAACCCAGACGGAGCCGGCGCTGTGGAGTGTCGTTGTTGTGGGTGGTCGACACCCAGCAACGGTGAAGCCCTTCCTTGGACGGAAGATTGGGCAACACTGAATCGCGGAAGATGGCGCGCATGCGCTCACGACGTTCCGGATCGGTGCGGCCAGCCGCCCGCTCCCAATCGTCGTTGTCATAGACCTGACCGCCACGCGCCGAATCGATGGTATCGTACCGCTCGGCCAAACGCTCGTCGACCGGTCGGGGATCGGCAAGGGCTTCCCGACGTCGGGCTTCGGCCTCGGCGATTTCCTCGGCGGTCGGAGCGCCCGCATCGGTACCCATGCCGCCGGTCATGCCCATCGGAATGCCCGGCTTGATCTTGTTCCCGTTGCTCATCGGCCCGCTCCCTGACGACGCAGCGAATCGGTGCCGGCGCGCCACTTGTTGATGATCCGGTCGCGCTTGGCGATATCTTCCTTGGAAAGGTTGTCGCCAATCAGACCCTCGTCTCGCAGCATGCTGGTCTGCGTCTCGTTCAGATGGAAGCCAGAACGACCATTCGTTCCGCCGCGACCGCCCGTAGTCGGCGGCCGTTGTCCCCCACGATTCATGGCCGGTCCTCGTTGTTCCTGTCGGCGCGGCGGTAGTAGATCGTCCTGCTCTTGAACCTGTTCGTTCTCGCGCGACGGCTTGAGATTGTAGCGGTTCGCCAAGGTCCGCTCCATCTCCTGCCAGAAAACAGGCGTGTGCCGCTGATGGCCCTGCGCCACCAAGTGAGCATCGACCGCTCGAACGATGTTGCTGTCCGGATCGGAGCTTTCCGGATCGAACCACGGGAAGCGATCACAGAAGCGGTCGAAATAGGATTCGACGACTTGAACCACACGCGGATCGACTTGCGGACGCGCCGGCTGACGCTGTTGTTGCTGTTGATTGCCCGCGTCGCCCTGATCGGCCGCAAGAGCGTCCATACGCTCCTTCTGAGCGCGCAGACCGGCGAGTCTGCCAACGATGCCATCACGGATGCCTTGCGCCTTCGCAAAGGTATCGCCATCGGCGTTCTTGATGGCAGTCGCCATCTCTTCGTCGGCGATCCGGATAGCCCCTTCAAGTTGGGAAATCTGGCCGGCGACAGTATTGACCGCGAGGCTGGACTGTCCGGTCACGAGGCTCCGGATGATCTTGCCCTGCTCTTCCAGCGTTGCCTGTAGCGCGCCGATCTGAGCCTCGGCTGCCGTCCGCTGCTCGCGACGGCGGGCATTACGCTGGGCGCGGCGGCCACGCCGTTGGTTCTCTGTCTCGGCGTTCGGAAGCTCATCGGTGTCGCTGTAGGCGAGCCGGGAATCTTCCTCGTCGAACTCGCCGTCTGCTTCCGTCTCGCCACCCTGCTTGCGGGCTACCGGCTTCTTGGGACCACCCGGTTGGTCCCAATTGTCATCATCATCTTCCTCGCCATCGATGATGATATGGCCGTCGCCACTTGCATCGCCGACCAGCGCCACGTCGCCGCCCGGAGGGGCGTCGCTGTCGATATCGATACCGTTCACTACCGTTGGAGCTTTCGCCATGGTCACACCACCTGCTTGACGCTGAGCGGATCGTAGCCGACCGGAATGAGGCCAATGACGTCCTTGTCTTCCATCGTCATGAAGATCACTTCGCGCTTGTATTCGTCATTGAGCGCGACGGCGATCCGGTCGCCACCGTAGCGGGGAATGCGAACGAACTCGCCGGGAACGCACCAGTCGCCTTCCGGCCAATTCTGCATGGTCGCCCGATTCTTGAAGGCAGCAGGGCCGAGTGAACGGACCAAGGCGGTCTGGACGACCATTTTCTCATAGTCGACCGTTTCGTCCGGCAGATAGAACTTCGTGCCGTTGCCCAGTATCTTAACGCTTCCGGGCGTCCGAAGCTGGACGAGGATGCGCGTGCCGAGCGGCACATAGGGTGGGATCACATCCGGAAAAGCGAACTGAAGCTCGTCGCTGTACTTGCGGCCGGTAGCCTTGATCACTGGAGCGACCGGGGATGCTTCCGGGGCTACGATACGTGATGCCTGTTTCTCGCCGTCACGAGGCATTACTGAAATTCCCTCTCACGTTGCTGCTGCTGACTGGACTGCTCCTCCAAAGCGTTTTTCAGGCGCTCTTCAAGGATACTCAGATAGAACAGGCCGCCACTGATGCGGCCAAAGTGGAATTCGGTCTGCTTGCCTTCCGGCGGATTGACGACGCTGTTATGAACCTCGTTCCGAAGCTCATCCAACAGCCGAAAGGCAAGCTCCACGATTTAGCGCGGCTTGACCGGCATGGGCGACTTCTCCGTCGCCTTGGCAGTTGCCTCGGGCAGCGACATGCCGGCCGCCAAGTTCTTCTTGAGCGGAGTCGGACCCGGAGGAAGGGGCGTCTTGGCCATGGTCATTTCCCTTTGTTTGACTTGCCAGCCTTGCTGAGTGCGATGGCGACGGCTTGGGGTTTCGGCCGTCCTGCCGCGATTTCGGTCTTGATGTTCTGACTCACGACCTTGTCGCTGCTACCCTTTTTAAGCGGCATTTAGCTTCTCCATCAATATAGTCACACTACATCTAGGCTCGTCAACGCCTCTTTGACGGGGCCGATCCGCCTCGACTGAACGAAGGATCGTCGTGATGAAACGCCATCCGGCCCTTCGGGAACGCCTTGGCGGGAAACGCCGTGTCGAGTCCCCCGCTCGGTGTCGCGCCCTGTCGCTCTCCGCTCGGCAACCGGACCGGCTGCGGAAGATTCATCTTCGGCGGACGACCGAGACGGGTTCCGGGATTACGGGCCATCACTCACCTCCTGTCGCTGAACTGGGCGCGGGCCGCATGTCGGCCACTTCAATCGCTGTCTCGTCCTTGCCCTCGGCAATTTCGAGCTTCGTCTCATTGTTGGCATCGGTGATCGCTTCGCGCGACTGACGATCCTGCTCGGCCTGAATCTCGCCTTGCGCCGCTTTCTTGGCATCGAGCGCCAGACGCACCGCACTTTCGCCGGCCTGCCGTTTCTCTTGCTGGGCCTTCAATGCAGCGTTGGTTTCCTGCTCTTGCGCCTTCAAGGCATCGGCTGCCTCGCGCGCCTGCTTGCGCTCAGCAAGCTCGATGACCTTCCCCTGATGCTGCATCTTGTCGGCCATCCGCTGACGATTGACGTCGTCGGCCGCAACAGCGCTCGGGTCCATCGGAGTCGGCGGCGCAAGCTCTTTCAGAAGATCACGCGCCTCGTAGATGATATCGGGAACCTCCTTCATCTGCTCCTGCGCGTGTTTCAGCACATCCTCGTCAAGCTGGGCCATGAGACGATCCAACGGGACCTGAACGCCTTCCATCATGAACGAATCGAGCGTGATGTCCGGATTGCCTGTTTGAGCACGCAACGCCGCTGTCGCCGCTTCCAGCATCGCGTCAGAATACCAAAGTCCAATATGCTCGGCCAGATGGGCGATCATCTTGGGAATGAAGACAGGCGCAATCGCCGGGTTGAAGCCGAACTGCTTGTCGCGCAGATAATCCATGTGCAGCTTGATATGGGCCTCGTGATCCTGACCGGGATACGCCTTGACCACGCCCGAACCCGACGCCGTCACGTTTTCGGCGACCGCGTTCAACTGCTTGGGCACAGGGTTGGGAACGAGAAACTGATCGGGATCAGCCACGCCATACTGGCGCAGGAAGTGAGCTTCTGCCGCCCGCGCGTTGTAGACCAACGGGTTCAATTGGGCGCGTTGGGCAATCGTCTGCGCCATCGCCTTGCGCTGCAAATCCGAGAAGATGCGCGGATCGGATACCGGGATGACCGTCATCGGGCCTTGGAAGTCAGCCGCCGTGACAGTCAATTCGCCCAACTGGTCGACGATGGTCTGGTCGGTCAGCGTGTCGCGGTTCAGGTCATAAAGCCACTTCAGGAACAGCTTCATCGACCGGTGAAGTCGAGCATGGACGCTGCCAAAGTTCTTGAGCCCCTGCTCGATGAACATCTGGGCCGTACCGACCGGTGTCTGGCCGTTGATCTTGTCGTATTCGTCGAATGTCGTCCGAACGACACCCCGACCTGCGTCGACAAGGAAGCCCAACAACTGGAACAGCACGGGACTGGGCTCATTGAACTCCAACGGCATGAACGTCTTGCGAATATCGTCCTGTGCCAGCGAGCCCTGAATCTCAGTGATCTCGGTGACCTGTGGCTTGACCGTCTGGCCGCCGGCCGTCGAACCGCCCTTGAGGCGCACACCCGTCTGGGTCGTGTTGAGCATGCCAGCATCGAGAAGCGCCCGCATCGTTCCCGTGGTCGCGCCGCTGAGCGATCCGATCATGTGAGTCATGCCGACCGGATAGCCACCACGCCACGGCCAGAACGGCCACTCGATCAGGAAGATCAGGCGTTGCTTCTTGAGGTCGTTTTCCCGCCAATTTCGATAGATCGAGACGATCTTGCGCGCCTCGACGTCGATGGTGACGAGATAGGGCTCAAGCTCGTCGTCATCCTCATTGAGAGGAATCACGCATGACGTCTCGTACACTTCGCGAATGCCGTCGATATTTTCCGTAGGAAGCGACCGACCGATGATACGGTCATTGGCCTGTTCGGCCATCGATTGCTCGGGCACGTCGGAGCCGACGCCACTGGTGTCGACCACATCGAGCCATATGCCGGACCGTACGTTGGTTCGGTAAGTCCAGCGGTCGACCTTCTGGCGATGGGTGATGCGGGGCTGGCTGTAAAAATCTCCGTCGTTCCAAGGGCGATAAACGTCGTCGATGGCGATGAAGGCCGAATTCGGGATGCCATTTTCCGCATACCCCTTGGTGTAAAACGCGCCACCCAGCGGGCACTGCGTGAAGCCAACCTCGAACTCGTGATACGCCGACGTCATTTGCTCGGTTAGCTGCCAGTTCATGTAGCGTGCCACCCGCTTGGCGCGCTCCATCTTGGCATCCGTCTCGTCGCCGATGATCGCAGCCTTGACCGGGCCGTCCGGTGGCAACATCTCGTTCATCACGCCGCCACCAAAATCGATGGCCGCTTCCAACAGCATCGGATGAACCGCCCGCGAAGCGCCGAGGAAATTCGCTCCGCCAACGACGTTGCTCCCCATGCCGGTCCGGTTGAGCCCTTCCTCGTATTGCCGGTCGCGCTCCGCCCGGCTTTCCTTGTCCTGCTCGATGGCGTCCAGCATGTCGCTGCACAGCGAATTGAGCCGCGCGTCCTCCATGAAATTCGCCAGATTGTCGAAATGTCCGGCCGCTTCCGGCCCCGGCTTGTGATCGGGGCCGTGAACCTCGGCCGTGCCGTCATCGTTGAGAATGACCTGAGAGCCCATCGGCTGGACGTCGGTCAAGGTCGACGGACCGCCGCGATTGGGCTGACCGAAGGGATCATACGCCATTGAAGTGTCGGTCACACGCGTCCCCCGCAAGCCCGGTGAAGCTCGATCATCGCTTTCACCAGATCGTCAACGCCGCCACCACGGCTGAAATACTGCGATCCATAGGCCAGATTGAACGGCGGCATCACTTTCCCGCCGTCTGCCATATACTGCGAGCCCCACAGCGCCATCTTCAAGCGTTTGCCGGCCGCGCCGTTGCCGACGTAGCCACCTTGCTCGTAGAACTGACGGAACGGGTTTTCGTCGGGCAATGGACACCCCAAAGAGCCAATTGCCGGGGAAGATACGCTTATTTTGAGCTTTTTGGCTAGTCCTCGTGGAACATGCGAGGAACTTCATGGTTCAACTCGCTCATGGCAAAGGCCATGGCGTATCGAGTGAATGGGGCGCATTGCCATCCCGAACTAACGCCTCCGCCCGGTTCAAGATCACTGGCATAGACACAGGCACAAGCAACTGCCTGCAGTTCGACTTTCTTGGCGGACTCCAGCATTCCCTCAAGCATCTTGACCAAAGGAGGATGCGGAGCCGCGTGAGTCTTGACTTTTTTGAGAGGAATAGGCTGTGGCATTGAATCACTCATTGCGCCAGCACCCACTTGGCAAGATCGGCCTGCTTCTGCCGGCAATTGACGTAGGCTTCCGCGACCTTCACCCGCTCAAGGGCGATATCGGTGTCCGTTGCCGTGTCGGGATTGGGCACCAACGCCGGATCAACGCACGGAGACAGAAGCGCCGCGCCCGGCTGGAGCTTGACCACCACTGGCCGGTCCAATCGTGTCCCGCACGCCGACAGTAGCAGCCCGCATGGCAGGAGAAGCAGCGCAAACCGTCGTGACCGGAACATGAATGATCCTTTCGGTGATGGTGTTAACCTTTTGGGCAGTCGCCGCCAACGCCACCGCTTGCTGGGAAATGATCGCGTCCGACGTCTCCTGTGCCTTGGTCAAGGCAACGTTCTTGGCTTGCTCAGCCGCTGTCCGCTCGGCGGCACGGTCCGCCACACAGCCTTCATACTGGCTACGATACCACAACGTGCCACCACCGCCGGCCACAAGAGCGAGAACAGTGATCAGCCACGGTATAGAACTTAGGCCCAGCACTTACCCCGCCACCTTGGACCAGAGCCATGCCCATCCCCTGCGAATGGGGTCATCCAGCGGCATAATAGGGATCAGAGTCTTCACAACGATGCCGATAGCGACACCAATCAGGAGAACGACGGTAAAGGACATGGATACCTCTCAGTACGGCTGACTTTCGTTACGTCGTGGCAACGAACGAAGCTCAGGTTTGTCCTCGGGTTTCGCTGCATCAAGAATCGGCTCAACAGCATCGAGTGTCTGGATAATCCGAGACACCAAATCCTGACTGCTGCGAATCAACTCCCGCGCCTGCTCGCGCAATGGATCACGAGGAAGTGGCCGCATAGGCTAGGCTCCAATCTTGACGACAACCCGTTCGAGGAGAGACTTCAAGGACACCCCCAGCGCGACGGTTTCCTTGATCATCTCTATGTTGTCCTCTTGCAGTCTGTCGTTTTTCTTACGTTCCGACACCAACAAATAAAGCAACAACGCCACTATCGGCGCGCTGGCTCCAAATCCCTTGGCCAAATCGAGAAGTTCCGCCGTACCCATACAACGTCCCCATTTGGCGCGACGTTTCCTTGCCTGCGCAATCTACGGGGACGCTATATATGGCGTCAATGTTCATCGGGCGCTGCATATTTCTCGCATGCCTCAATGAAGGCATGGTGCTGGTCGGCCGCCGCCTGTGCTTCCTGCGCCTCGACCAGCGACAGGGGACTGTTGGCCACCTTGGCCCGCTCCGCGCGCTCAAACCGCTTGAATTGGTTGGCGCAGACCCGAAGGATACGGCGCATCTCCAGCAAATCGTCATCGGGAATTACCGCCACGCACTTTCCTCCATAAATTGCCGGATTCTCCACCTTACCCTTAACGCTACGCTGGACCGGCGCGAGGGACAGGGATTGACGGAACAGGCCGCAGGCGAAGTTGGTTGCTAGAGTCGTCCGGCGCAACTCCTTGAAAGGTCCCTCCTGAGCATCTGCAATGCCTACCCGAACATCGTCCCTTGTTTTACCGGAAACGTCAACGTCAATCATAGGGTGCAACGACATGACGAGGCGTCGCCCGGCCCGATTCGATATCGTAGCTATACTCGAATTCCGGATTGTTCTCGGGCAGCATGACTTGGATCATGGCGTCGTCAACTCCAATCCGCTTGGTCACGCCGTCTGCAACGAAGCGGTCGGCAAATACCCGCCACGCCTGCGTGCAGTTGTGCACCAAGATGCCATTAGCATAATAGCACTCCGCCTCCTCAACTCGAAGATTGTAGACCTTTGCGTCGATGCCGAGATTCTTGACTCTGACAACGCGAACTACAGAACTTGGCGCGGTCGAGCTTCGCCCAGTATGATTTATCGCACCAGATACATTTACGTCTGTGCTTCTTGAGTCTGGAAAAAGGGATTGCAGCCCCCTCTTTACGAAGGCTCTCCGTAACGTGCTGACGATGCCACTCACGGCCTTCGGGACTACGATGCCACGCAGCCGCTTTACTGTTAATTCGGGCCAAATGCTCAAGTTGTTCCGGCCGGCGCCCTCTTCCAACATTGGCTTTCCGATGGCGCGCGATGTGTTTTTCCTCGGGCAGACAACGAAGATTGGATATATCGTTGTTGCTAGTATCATCGTCATGATGATGGACGTCATGGCCTTCTGGAATAGGCCCCTTATGATATTCCCACACATCGCGGTGAAGACGATGGCCAGTGCGACCAAAGTAACGCCGATGCGTAGGACTCGATGAGTCAGGATATCTGTTGTATCGATAACCATTGAAGACGACAGTTTCGACTCGAATGCCGGGTTTTTTTGGAAAGGCCATGTTCTCATGATAGACCCTTGACTCAACGAGTCAAGCCTACACCATGTATCATCTGCCCATACCGGATGATTGCCCGTTCCTTCCAATTGTCCCCCATTCCACTCAAGACGCCAAATAGACTTGATGCCGGTAACTCCTGCTTGAAGCACGCGGCGGGGACCAATAGGCGTATCTACCATTTCCCCTGCTCGCACTTCTGAAACACAGCGAGAAGTACCATCCCCCATGCGAATAATGGTTGCACTAACGATGCAACTATCTACCCAGTCGTCATGTGGTGTCGTTCCCGGACCGGAATAGGAGCATAGCTGCGACAGCAGCGGCTCCGCCCACGTCGTCGGCTTCATGACCGTCTTGCCGCTCAGATCGGTGGTCCGGGTCCGCCGGTCCGCCGTCTCAGGCACCCAGATGCGACCATGCCGGGCAATGTGCGATACCGAGTGAAGACGGCTCAGCTTGTCAGCCCGACCCGGATTGTAGGGGAACGAGTCCAACCCTTCCTTTGAAAGCATCTGCCGCAGCGAGATACCAGAGCCCTTGTCTTCGATGATCAGAAGGTCGGCCTTCTTGATCTCATCCTGTGCAAACACCGGTCCAACCAACGGCTCGAAGATCGGCTTGGTCCGGCGCTTGAACCGTGTCTCCTGCATCATCTTGCGGGCCTCTGTGATGAGGTCCGGGAAGCCCAGCCACTTCTCCCAACAGTCCATCAGGATCAAGTTCCACGTGGCTCCCTTGCCCTTCACAGGCTCATGCAGGAAGGCTCCCCACGTCGTGCAGGCAGTCGGATCGGACGAGAACGTTTTGCGGTCGTAGGTCTTCTCGGTGAACGCCGTGTCCATCGACACCATGATGAATTCCCACCACGGCAACTGAACGTCACTCGGCCAGACATTGAGCCAGCTTTTCTTGATGATCGCCGACTCGGCCAGATCGAGAAGCTCACCATAGATTTCCTGCCGGCCGATCTGCGTGCCTTCGTACTGCAGCAGATCGGTAAAGAAGTTCTCGGCGAGGTTCGCGCGATTATCGAGCGTCGAGCCCCGGATCAAGACGGTTGCCGGATCGCCGTTCGGCAATTTCTTCTCGATCATCTTGACGAGAAGCTGCATCGGGCGCGGCGTGGTCGTGTAGAGCTTTTGTGGCTGAATCAGCCGGCCGTTGACATGGCGGTAGGCGATACGAGTCGAGAAGTCGATATTGTTCAGACACTCCTCAGCGTGATACCACGCCGCCAACTCGTCGCCCCATACCATCGATGCCTGCGGGCCGCGCAATCGATTCGGCGTATCGGCCGAGAATCCTCGGATGATGGAACCATTCCACAAAATCATTTCTGGGTAAGGCGAATATGTAAGTGATCGGACACAGGCTTTTGGCACAACAGCGACGAGCCCCGAATTGCCTTCAAACACAACGCCACGCAAATCGGAATATGTGGGTGCAACAACATGAATCATGATTCCGGGATACAGCCCGGCCTGTCGCAAACACCATTCGGCTCCGACACGGGTCTTGCCAAATCCTCTTCCAGCAAGAGCAAGCGTGGTTGACCACCCATCAAGAGGCAATATCTGATTATGTCGGGCTAGATCATGCCATTTCCGCTGAGAATCCAAAAAGGCAATGTCAGCAGCAGTGGCACGACTAAGCGTGTCCACAATGTCAGGCATAGATCAACCGCTCCTCTCGGAGCTTTCTGCGCTTGGCCGACGCTCGATTTTTAACACACTGTCTACACATGCGTACGGGACAGCGGGGCCCTTTCCATTTGGGCCACGAATACAAATACGTGTTTTCTACAGAAAATGCATGTCCATTGGCACAATGTGTTTTCATCGCATGGCGCGAGGCGAACGTATTGCCTCTAAGCAGATTCACTCTATTAGTTACAGGCTCAAGATGATCCTCGTTGATACAACGACGACGTCTACATAAATGATCAAGAACATATCTCTTGGGAATAGGCCCTTTGAACAATTCATATGCAACGCGAGCCGCGCGTCTTGTCTTTCGATGAACGCGAAGCTGCCCGTATCCCTTATCGTTGCACGAACCTCGCCATAACCGGCATTGCCCTTTTATACCGGCTGGCGGATCAACAAGCTCAACATTTGCAAGCAGTCGCCGTCTAGCACTCGCTAAACTTTTTTCTTCGCTAAAAAGACGAGTAGAATCGGCCATTGAGGAATTATGCTCAACGGCCGACCTTTGTCTAGTGTGATGAGTTTACGCGGCCGACTTGGCCTCGGGAGCCGGGACTGGCGCACCATCGCGTAGATACGTCTCGAACACGGCCGCTTCGGCGACGATATCTGCCGCCGGACGATCCTTGCCCCGATGAAGATCGAGTGCGAACTGGACGGCCTCAGACCGACGATGGGCGTCATGGGGACTGGATGCCCCAGCCGTATCGCTCTTGATCTCGTTTTTGTCCGACGCCGAAGCGTGCTTGGAACCATGGTTCATGGAAGCTTCCTTCCTGAGAATGCTCACCGTGTAACCTAGCAGGACCGGAAAGGTCCCCTAAAGGTCTTCCGGCTCGCAATCGGTGTATAGCTCGGGACCACGACTCCTTCGGGTCACAGGCGGATCAGATCGACGCAGATTGAAGGCCGCCGCCTCGAATTCTCAAATACGGTGCAGTTGTTGTGCCAACAGAAGCTCTATCGAGGATTCAGATAGATTATGTTGGTGGACAATATCCGACTCTCTGGTCTGCGAGACAGTCTCGTGATTCTGAACAGAGATAGCAGGTACTCGCGAAAACACCGATCTTGACGGGCTGCTGCCTGTATCCATTCCCTGCCACACCCATTGAGTGCGATCAGTATCAACAAATCCTGTGACGTCCCAACTAGGAATCTGCCTACTCGTCGGCATCGCTCTTCTCCTTCGCGGCCTTGCGGAAACGCTCGTTGTGATGACGTCCCGGAAACTCGGTGTCCCCCATCAACGTCGGCATCTTATCGTTGGATGCGAAGATCAGGTTGGGGACCACGGCTTCCCGGATACGTCGATCAGCCTCGGTAAAATACTCCGGATTCTTCTCGATGCCAATGAAGCGCCGGCCAAGCTCCAGTGCCGCGACGCCCGTTGAGCCCGCCCCCATGAATGGATCGAAGACGATATCGCCCGGATCGGTGAACAGACGAATCAGTTCCTTCATGAGCGGAACAGGCTTTTCGGTTGGATGACGCGTTCCCTCGCGACGACCGCGTGTATGATGAAACACACCGACTTTGCCGCCGCCATTCCAATGCTGCGGACCATCACCACACCAGAACGTGGCGATGTTCTCATGCCCGACTCCCGGTCCCGCTCCACTAAAATTCGGCTTGGCGTCTGGCTTGATCCAGACCATGGGAACGACATAACGAACACCGAAAACCGTTGCTTCGTCTCGCCATTGCACCAATTGCTCGGCCTGACAAAACGTCAGCATCCAGCCATTGCAATGAATGGATGCAAAACTGGCCAGTTGTCCTATATCGAGAGAATCGAGTTGCTCGAACGGCATGTCGAATACCGACAGATATCCCTCAGCATTTCGAGCCGCTCGAACAGGTGAATGAACCTCGGCCCCGTACGGCGGATCGGTGATGACAGCATCGACCTTCCCCACGTCGGCATAATGCTCGCGGTTGTTGCCGCAGATCAGGGCAAAGCGGTCGTCGGGGCCGAGAAGGCTCATCCCATCTTCTTCCGCTCGTCGGCCGTGAACGCCGCCGCCGTACGGCCCGTCGTCCGATTGGAACTGACCGCATATGCCTGCGTCGCACGCGTCGCGCCGGCAAACGCATCATGCGAATTGCTGGCCGTGTAATTCGCTGTCATACCAGCCGTCGCGCCCAGATCAAGGAACTGCTGGGCAGCCGGCAGCCCGGCACCGAGATAGAGGATCAGCCAGCCCTCGCCTTCCTGCTTATCTTGCAGGATTTGCCGGATCGCATCGAGCTTGAATTCGCTCGAACTGGTTTCCGCCCCGTCCGTCTGGACGACGAGCGCGATGCGGTCAAAATCCTTGGCCTTGGCATCGATGGCCGCCACAGCGTGGCCGATGGCATCGTACAGGGCGGTGCCGCCGTCGCAGGGGTATTCATCCGGCGTGATGATCGCCTCGGCCTTGGGCACGGCGTCACGCAGCCGATGTGGCTTGTAGGCAAAGCGGTCGACAGTGACGACCGTGCCATCTTCCAGCGCGGTGATATAGTCATTGCACGCCTTGAGCGTGGTGGATTTATTGCGCAGCATCGAGCCGCTGCTGTCGAGAACGACGTGGACGTAGAGGCTGTTTTTCACGAAATGATTCCTTTGAAATGGAAGCCCGTCGAGGATTCGAACCTCGGAATGTGAGAATCAAAATCTCATGCCTTAACCGCTTGGCTAACGGGCTGTGGCTGCCGAGACAGGACTCGAACCTGTAACCATCACCTTAACAGGGTGCCGCTCTACCATTGAGCTACACGGCATGAAATCTGGGGTGAGCGACGGGACTTGAACCCGCAGAAAACCGAATCACAATCAGTCGTGTCTACCAATTCCACCACGCCCAACACAGACAGTCGGCGGCTTACGCCGCGCGGGCGAGCACTCGCCGCACGGCGTTGTCCTGCTCACGCACCGGCTGGCGCACATAGAACGTGATCCGGCCGAGCGGCGTGCGAATGTCGACGGCACGAACGGAACGGGGAACCGGCGGGGCCTTGATCGCGGAGCGGAGTAGGTTCGGCGTCGAGATATCGGCGGTGATCGGTCGGACATGATCGGGAACTCGGACGGCCGGGGCATCGAGGCCAGCGGCACGACGGCCACGGGCGATCTCAACACGGATACGGTCGAAAACGGACTCATTCATCGGGGCACACATTTGACTGTCTCCTTGGACGGTTGATGTTCAGCCAGACAAGGCTACGCCGGACTTTCGTCCGGCGCAACTGTTATTTTAGCGGTAATGTGGACTTGTGAGGCCGCCAAGAATCATATCGATGGCGATCTGCTTGTTCCGATGCTGCGACCGCTCCGTGGCGCAGATGGCGATCAGGTTCGTCGGCGTGTGTGTGACCTTGACGCCTGTCGCAATGCCGACCTGCTGGCCGCCCACAGAACGGGGCGGCCACATCTCGATAATCAAGTCTTCCTGCGGGATCACCCTTCGGCCTCGCACGCGGCAATGTACCGAATGACATTCTCGCTGAACCCGTCGATGTGGGTCCAGTTTCCGTATCCGACGCCGTTGCGCGCCGATGCGACATTGATCATGTACGCCTTCGCTCCGGGCCTCGGGGCCGGAAACGAGTCCGTCTCGATGCCGGCCGAATAGCCGTACGTCGCCTGCTCGTCACTGATGACGATGATGCGGTCGTACTCGATCCGCTCGTTGGTCGTCTGCACCGCCTCGAACAGTTTCGTGCTGCTGTGCGGCTGCGAGCGCTTGATCTCTTCGATGCCCGGCAAACCGGGGGTGAGGTTCTGGCACTCGACCAGCCCGGACGAGAACGACAGCACCCGCACCGTCTCGGCCGGCACCAACACAGCCAACGCACAGGCTGCATCAATCCGGATCAGGTCCGACTTTCCGCCGAGTGGGCGGCTCATCGAGCCAGACACGTCGACCAGCACGGCCGTCGTGCCCGGCAGCTTGGGCAGGTTAGCGACCGATTGGAGCATCGACTCGTTCAAGGCCGGCGCGAAAGCCGGCGCGTGTCGGGCCGCCGCGATGAAACGGAACGGGAAGACACGATCCGCGCCGCGCCGCGCGACGATGGCCGCGTTGACGAGCGCCGGATCGCATCCCGCCGCGCTCATGTTTCGCAGGTTTCGCAACAGCGCAAGATAGCCGAGCTTGTCCTCGCGGATCAGGCGCTCGAACGTCTCGCGCTTGTCCGCACCGGCCGAAAGCTCAGCCTCCCACGTCCCGGCGTCGGTCGGGGAGAGTTCGTCCTCGGCCAGTTGACGGAACAATTCCGGACCCGCCGGTCCTCGCGTCAAATCGGGAACCGGGTGCGTCAGGAACATCACGTCGCGCAGACGGACGTCGCCCTGCTTGGCATACTTCGCCAACTGGTACGCATCGAACTTGAGAAGCGCCTTGGCGAGGCCCAGCTTGAGCGGGTTCGACAACGGCGCATCCTTGCCGTTCGTCTTCCAGTACATGGCGAGCAACTCGCCCGGCTCGTCGGCACGCTGGATCACGTCGTCAATCGCATCGACGATCAGGGACCTCTGGCCCTTGGCCGTCTTGAGGAGCGTCACGAGCAGCCACAACGGGACATGGCGCAGCTTGGCGATATGGCGTGCGTCTGCGGCGACTGCCGCCAACTCAGACGGCGTCACCTCGGCGGCATGACGAGCGATGCGGTCGGCGATCTTCTCGCCCGATTCGTAATGCTCATCCTCCCACAGCAGGCACGACATGACGCTACGTCGAAGCTGCGCCAGCGCGCCGATGTGCGCAGCGGGCGCGCCGCCATGCGTCTCGTGGGAATTGAGACGCAACGCGGCAGCGCGGGCGGTCTGGTTCTTCGGCTTGATGTTGAGCTTGACCATGGTCTGTCTCCTTCGTCCAAAAAGAGGTTCCTACTAAAAGGAAACGCCCCGCCGGGGGAGATGGCGGGGCGTCCGAATGCGAGAACAGGCGAACCGGGAGACAAGCTGCTTTACCACTAAGCTACCGGCCCGCAGATGGTGGACCGGACAGGATTCGAACCTGTGTGCGCCGATTACAAATCGAAGTATCCCATGCTCTACACTACGCACTACAAATGCAACGTGAGAACGGGACGAAAGCCGGTAGTTTGTGGCAAATGCTCTCCCAACTGAGCTACCTAGCTCTGGCGTATCATCCGCCAGCACAAGGATTGGACTCGAACCAATGACCCTCTGCGAAGTAACCGACTATCTACACTACACGTTACCTTTTGTTGAGGAGCTTGATTTCCTCATACAAATCCAACTCTGTGTTCGCATACGGCGCGCTCATGTCTTTCATGCGACTCTCCAGAAAAGCCAAAAGAACGTCTGCACGAGCCGCTTTAACAATCAACCACGGCCGCATACTCGACACGAGCTTTCGTATTTCCGAGATGGAACACACTCTCCATAGAAACGATTCCTGCCGACCTAAACTCCGTCTCCCGTTAGAGAAAACGACGCCTCCATGCAACTCGCGCAATGCCTCCAACATCGGCTTGTGATTGTTGGCTACGAGCAATCTAGGGCGAAGCTGAAATCTTCCTGTCTTGTAAACAGGATGCTTGTGGATAGTGAGTGTCCCCTCACCATCCACCATCCCAGCTAAGTACGCGTAGTCTGTCTTCCTTGGCATCCTTGTGCCAATCTACACTACCTCGTTGAGAAAGACAACAGTCGCCCGGAAGAACAAACGACAACGGTGTTGTTCAACCAATGAGAAGTAACCGCCGTCTCCACTATCCGGACTGGTGATGTTGTACGCCTCCCGTAAAACCAATGCAACAGTTATTTTACCGGTTTCGTGGAAATCACAGGTCTTCGGCTTCGGGACCATCATAGACAGCTTGTGACATGGAATTTTGCGGACGCCGTCTCGGCGATTGTGTCGTGTTAGTGCGGCTCAGGATGCCGTTCACCGGCATCGACGTCGCTCCAGAAAAACCCGTCGACACGAATTCACGCAAATACGAATCCAACGTTGGGGATCGAGACGGCGGCGGAACCGTCCTCGCTCGATCTTCGGCACGCTCACACTGCCGCTCGATCAGCGATTCGAGACGCCGGCCAACGCTGTAGCTCAAACTCGGCTGCTCCCAGAACGAATGATCGACGAAAATCGGCCGACGCATGGCGTCCAGCGAGGCGACGCCAACTTCATTCAAGATGACCGTGACTTGAATCGTATCGTTGAACGCGCGGCCGTGCTGTCGCTCGATCATCTCGCGGACATAGGCTCCCATCACGGCGTTCGGCACGATGACGACCGCGCCTTCCGGCAAAAAGCGGACCATGCGAAAGGTACGGCCGGAACCGCGTCCGCCACGGACAGAGTCGAGCGGGGATGGCATGTCGTGCCTATGTCTCTTCGTACGGCAAGACGTCGTCGACCGCCTTGCCGATATCCTCGGTCAGCACGGTGTCGGCCTGCGCCTTCTCATGCTCGTGAAAGGCGACATACGACAGCGAACTGCGCATGCACGTCGGACATTCGTTGCGGACACCGGCATTGGTAACGTCGGCCGCCCACTTGCAGCCCATGCAGTAAAGGATGGTGCGCTTGAATACGGGCTCGGTCATGTTGTTCGCCTTTCCTTACGCAACGCCATGTAACGCTCCTGCGCCGTTTCCGGCTCTCCCATCGACTCGCCGCGCTTGCGCAACGCCGCCATCATGGCGAGTTGTTTAAGCGTGATCGGCTTGGCCCCATACTGGATCGCCAGTTCACGCTTGGTCATGGCTATGTCGTAATGATCGCCCTGATACCATTTCCACGCAACCTCGATTCGATCCGCCATGGCATGAAGCTCATCATCCGTGTCAGCGATCATGTGGCTCATCTTCATGCGCCGGAACTGGCCCATGGGGTGCTTGTACATATCGTCAACATAGACGGTCATGCTGCGTCCCTCTGGGACTTGTGCAGATCGTTACGGATAACATCCCGGCTGTGGAGCGGCCAGTCGTAATCGAACAGGTAGTTGTGGCTGTTGTTCTCCAGATTGTAGCGCTGGTCGGACAACGACACCTTCACGTACTGGCGCATGCAGCCGGGATGGCCGATCTGCGGCGTAGCGTGGACGACTCGCGGGGTCAGGGCGTAGAGGCCCCCGGCCGGCGGGGAATAGATCATATGCTCGGGCGCCCATCCTGCCTGCTCATCGAACTGGCGCATCGATTCAATATGATCATCCGATATGTCGATGAATTTATTGTAGGTAAACCGCGTCCCCGGCCCGTTCCACCAGACGTAGTTCATGTCGTCCGTGCCGAAGCCGTCGCAATGCCAGCCCGGACGATTGAGCGGGTTGTCCGGCGTGGCCCATCCCTTGCGAGCGCTGAGATAGGCGTATTTGTACGAACACGGAGCATGCTCCAGTGCTTTCATGATCATGCCCCGACAACGCTCGACGTTGTCGGGCAAGCGAATCGTGCGCCATGGCTCCGGCCCTGCTTCTGCTTCCGTCATCATGACAGGCAAATAGAGATAGTACATCACTTCGGGCAAGGTGACGTCGAAGAAGCCAACGGGGACAGGAGGCTCGGCGTGGAAGGTCATGGGGTCCTCATGTAATGAGGACGTTATTTTAACGGATTATCCGGCCGGATCAAGAAGTACCTGAAAGTACATTCAAGTTGAGCGCAATATTCGGCGCTTGTTGCGCCTGTTTCACCACCATTTCACGAGCAGCGTAACCGCAACACAGGCTGCGATGATGCATACCAGATCGAAGACAGGACGCCGCCGGGTCATGCCCGTTTCTTCCGGATCAGTTCATCGTAATTGAGCCACGTCACGTAGAGATAACCACAAGCCGGACAGGAGCCCTCTTCCGGACCAGCCGGCGCGATCCATTCATGGCCGCAGCGCTGGCATTTGAGCCGCGCCTGCCAACGCCCGGCCAATGGGTTGGTCACGATGCCTTCATCATTTCACGAGCCACGGCGATGACGATCAACACCATCCCTGCGACCAGCAGGAGCCGGATGATGAAAAGCGGACGCCGGTTCACGGCGAGCTTCCACATGACGACGAACTAGAAGACGACGAGCCGCTGTCATGGCTCGAATGACTGGGCGTCGGACAAGCCGGGGCATCGCTGAACGCCTTGTGTCCCTCGCGAGCACAGCCCTCGACATCAACCGGGGTGGCGTAGATGAACATATAGCTCGTCGCCGGATCGTGTCCCGACTCAGCCGCCATACGACGGTTCCGAGTCCGATAATCGATCGGCGGAGTCATCGGTGTCCGGGGTGCACGCTCCTGATTGACCCTCATCCGCATATCCTCCTGCTGCTTGGCATGAAGGGCGCGCCGACTCTCCCGCCATTTCTTCGCTGCGGCATCCACGCGCTCATGCGATTGGGCGATGATCTGATCGCGTTGCTTGTGCCGGTAGACGAGCATGATGCCCAGCATCACGATGATGAAAAGAAATGAGAGAAGCGCAGCAATAGCGCTCGTTGCGTCGCCCATGTCAGTCTCCTTTTCGCTTGAAGCCCAGTCTGAACATCACACCCAGCAGGGTCCACAGGACGGCCGTAAGAACGATGGCGAGAATCCAGCGCTCAGGCAAGATCGCGTTCCCGTGCGACGTCCGCCTTCATCTTGGCCACATCGGCGCGATACCGCACGAAGGCGAACAGGCCGACCATGACGATCAGGAAGAAAACGATGCAGAGAACCAAGTTGAGGTATTCGCCGAGAGGCATGAAGGGCTCCGGATGTGAAGCCTTATATTGGCGGAATATAGGGACCGGTGCAAGGACGATCTAAGCCGTATTGCACGGCCGCCCGCATTTTACGTCTCAACGGGTTTGGACGCACGGAGCCGCGATAGACGGACACCGCATCGCTATCCCTCGCGTACGAGGGTCCGACTTATCGCCGTGGCTGGCCGTGTCACAGCCCTTTGGACTCGGCGACGGGGAGAACAGTATACGTTCGCTGTTTCGCGCACCGCCTATTTCGGCGCGATCAGCGCGGCTGTCAAGCCGGCTTGCAGCGCTTGTCGTGCCGACGCCGATACCATTCTCGTGCCGAGATGCCCTCGGCCGCCGCCTTCTCGCGATGTTGACGCCGCCTGTACTGCTTCAGGGTCAATCCGAGCACAGCGGCAACCATGTTGTCGGCATGCAGATGCCGGCCTCCCTTGCGCCCGCGCGGCTTGCGCCAGTCCCCCTCATCATTGGCCCGCAGCTTGATCATGCGGATCGCATCGGTCCGGAACTGCGCCCGCTGATAGGTCCGGCGCAGCCAGATCGCATTCAAGTCGTCGGCACTGACAAACCGGCTCTCACCGCACTGATGCGATCTGGCTGCGCCGGA